ATGGGCGCAATGAAGGGAATGCTTACAGCGAAGGGACTGGCCGCTTTGCCGGTCGGCGAATGGGCCTCTGATCCTGCTCCGCGCGGCACAGGCTGCCTGGACGTGCGCAAGCTCGCTGGCGGCCAGCTGCGGTTCTACTACCGGTACACGAAGGCCAACGGGCAGCGCGACCGCCTACTGCTCGGCACGGGCCTAGCCCTGACCGCGGCACGCGAGGCAGCGGCGGCGTTGTCCCGCCGGTACCAGTCCGGCGACCGGGATCTGCGCGAGGCGATGGAGACCGAGGCTGCTGCAGCGGAACGCGCGAAGGCCGACGCTCTGGCCGAATCGACGCGCCGATCAGGTGCAACGCTGGGCGCTCTGATGATGGCCTATGTCCAGAGCCTGGAAGATGCCGGCAAGGTATCTGCCGCCGCAACGCGCGCTTCCATCAAACGCCACATCGAAGATCCGTGGCCATCCCTCTGGGCGCGCCCGGCATCAGAACTCGAGCTGGATGACCTGCTCCCGATCCTGTCGCGCCTGGTGCGCGCCAAGAAGCTGCGCGAGGGCGGCAAGATCCGGTCGTACTTGCGTGCGGCGTATGCGGCGGCGATCGCGGCGAAGCAGGACGCGTCCGCCCCGGACGCACTGCGCGTGCTCAACGTATCCAGGAACCCTGCGCGCGACCTCGCCACGCTAGACAGCGGGCAGCCCCGCGATCGGGTTCTCTCGGTGGCCGAGCTTCGTGCTTACTGGCGCCGGATTGAGGCGCTGCCCGGGCGGCAGGGCGCTCTCCTGCGCTTCCATCTGCTGACCGGCGGGCAGCGCATTGCGCAGTTGATGCGGCTGAAGTGGTCGGATCACGATCACGACACGGACAGCGGCACCGGATCCGTCCGCTTGCTCGACATCAAGGGGCGTCGCCGCGTGCCCCGTGTGCACCTGGTGCCACTGCTCCCGCTGATGGCTGCGGATCTCGCCGTCATGCGCGGCGATGATGACAGTGACGGCGGCGGCGGCGGCGCCAGGCCGCACCTGTTCTCGCTCACCGCCGGAAAGGCGCCGGCCACCTATGACGAGTTCCGGGGAATCATGGATCCGGTGGTGGCCAACATGGTGGCCGCCGGCGAGCTGACGTCGCCATTCACGCCAGGCGACCTACGACGCACGGTGGAGACCCGGCTCGCTGCGCTGGGCCTGTCGGAAGAAGTCCGTGGCCACCTACAATCCCACGGCCTGAGTGGCGTCCAGAAGCGGCATTACAACTTCTTCGAGTACGACGCGGAGAAGCGCGCTGCGGTGGAGGCCCTGTACGAACTACTTACTGGCACCGGTGCGACGGTGGTGCCGATGCGCAAGGGCCTGAGCCGCTAGAACGGCAGGTCCTCGGGCAGATCCAGGCCTACCAGGCGGCCTGCGGCGCGTTGATGACTGCTAGCCGTAGCGCGCAGACGTTGCGCGCTCTGCCGGCGGCGCGCGCGGCAACGCCAACTTCCAGAAGAATCTCGTTCGAGGTCTGACGCCTGCTGCAGCTTGGCCGCAGCCTTGGCCTCCAGTGAGGCCCGATCCATTTGCCAATTCGCCATTGCTGCAGAATGTCCGCTGGGCGTCGCGCAGGTCGCGACTGGAGCGGCGCCTGGGCCTCCATCTGGAACACGTTCAGCAATTCGAGGGCGGCGACCAGCGTCAGGAGTTAGTAATTGTACTAACATGCGCCCCGTCTCGACCCGTGAGACATGCCGCTCCCAGAGTACGCCCATGCAGTCCCTCCCCTACTTCCACACGCTGGCCCGCCCCATTGGCCCGGCCCTGATCGATGGCCCGGCGCAGTTCGTACCCCTTGCCGCAGCGCGCGCGCGGCTTGGCTTCCCTTCTCCGGCCGACGACTTCATGGACGATGCGATCGACCTGCATCGCCTGCTGGTGCGCAACCCCGCCGCCACGTTCTTGTACCGCGCCGATGGCTGGTCCATGAGCGGTGCCGGCGTCAGCGACGGGGACATCCTAGTGGTGGACCGGTCGGTAACGCCTCAGGGGGGGGACCTGGTCATTGCCATCTGGGACGGGAACCAGCCCACCTGCAAGGTGCTGCAGCTGTTTGAAAGCCACATGGAGCTGCACTCGGCCAATCCGGACTTCCCACCCATCGTGCTGGAACAATCCACCGAGGTGGAAGTGTTCGCCGTCGTGGGAGTCGTCCGCCAGATCAAACGCCGGAGCGGCCGTGTTCGGGCTCGTTGACGGCAACAACTTCTACGCCAGCTGCGAGCGGGTGTTTCAGCCGGGCCTTCGCGGCGTTCCGCTGGTGGTGCTAAGCAACAACGACGGCTGCGCCATCGCGCGCTCGGCCGAGGCCAAAGCGCTGGGCATCAAGATGGGCCAGCCTGCTCACGAACTGAAGCACCTTGTGCGCCAACATGGCCTGCAGATGCGCTCGGCCAACTTCGGGCTCTATGGAGACATGAGCGCCCGGGTCGTGAGCGTTCTACGGGAGGCCGCGCCGCGGGTGGAGGTCTACAGCATCGATGAGAGCTTCATCGACCTGGATGGAATCCGGGATCGCGAGCGGTTCGCCCGGGATCTGCGCCAACGTGTGCACCGCTGGACCGGCATACCGAATTGCATCGGCATTGGCCCTACGAAGACCCTAGCCAAGTTGGCCAACAAAGTGGCCAAGGGCGCCGACGGTGTGATCGACCTCGGCAATGCAGCATACCGGGACACCGTGCTGCGGACATTCTCCGTTGCGGATCTATGGGGTGTCGGCCGCCGGCTGGCACCGCGGTTGGAATCCATGGGCATCAGCACCGCAGCAGCACTACGCGACGCGCCGGCGGACGACATCCTAGCCACCTTCGGGGTCACGTTAGCACGCACCCAGCGCGAGCTGCAGGGACATCCCTGTCTGGAGCTGGAGGAAGTGGAGCCGGATCGCCAACAGATCATGGTCAGCCGATCGTTCGCAGACCGAGTGGAGGACCACGAAGCAGTTGCCCATGCACTGGCGACCTTCGCCGTGCGCGCATGCGAGAAGCTACGTGCTCGGGGCCTCGTCACCGCCGGCGTCTGGGTGTTTGCTCAATCCGACGTGTTCCGGCCAGAGCTTCGGCAGCATAACGCTAGCAGGACGGTGGGCCTGCCGGCGTCGACTTCGGATACCACGGTGGTGCTGGGCGTCGTGCGCAAGCTTCTGCGCGGCCTACTCCGCGACGGAATCGGATACAAGAAAGCTGGTGTGGCACTGCTCGACCTAGCCCGGCCGAATGAGCTGCAGGCAGATCTGTTTGGGCCGACAGTGGTCGGCGATGAAAAGCTGATGGCCGCTATGGATCGAATTAACCAGAAGTTCGGGCGCGGCACGGCCGGCCTTGGCGCATCAGGTTGGCAGGCACGGCCGGCATGGGGCATGCGGCAGCACATGCTGTCACCGAACTACACGACATCAGTTCACGAGATCCCGCCCGCCGGATGCTGATGAGAGTTTGAGCCGCGTCTCGGCGAGTAGCCTGCGACCGCCAGATGGCCGCCGCAGGCGTGCAAATCAGCCCTGACCGTCCAGCAGGACCAGAACGTTTTCCTTCCACTTCAGCTGCAGCACGTCGGTGCCAGCCTGCTGCTTCTTGTGGACCTGAAGCAGAACCGCGAAGGCCTTTCCAGCCTCAGTGGGGCACCACTGCCCATCGCGCTTTTCCTGCAACCCATGTTCAACCAAGAGACGGTTGAATTTCTGTGGCGTCAGCCCCTTCCGCCGACCCAAGTCGGTTGGCGTGAAGCTGCGGATACCATCGACGTGCACAGCGACCGGGCCAGGCGACAGCACGCCTGCCGGAATCGAGGACAGCGCCTGATTGGCCGGGGACAGGAGTGCCTCCGCCGGGACCTGGGTGCTTTCACTTAAATGGGACAGTGAAACCTGTTCCAATTTAGCAAAGTGCGAAACGCCCAGCTTGACCTCAAAGCCATGATTTTTAAGCATTTTCATCCATCCGTTAAGGGATGGCATGAACCACCGAGAAGTTGACGCTTTACGTAAATCCGATAAGATCAACTTTGTTCTAACCGTCTGGCGATTACTCGCCAGACTGCAGGACGGGAGCTTCGATCGATTGCAGTCGATCATTTGCTCCGCTTGGTGGCTATGCCATCGGTACAACCAGTTGAGTTTTGCGCGACCCTGAGGCTGACCTTGTAGAAGGCCTCGGGGTTTTGCGTTTTTGCCGGGTGGAAGTTTGGGGGAACTCAGCACTTCCGACCGACGGGCTCAAGATAGTGGGGGTATTAAGGTCCGTCAACGCTAAATGTAGTGAAATTTGGCAATCCCTTGCGCCGCAAGGATCGTGCCATGGCCCTTGCAATTAAAGGCTTCTGGCCTGCTTGAACCGTCTGCGCAGTCAAGCACGGAACGGGTAGCAGGAGCGGTACAACGCCCTGCACAAACGGAACGATGACAGCTTCCCATGACCGGCGATCTGGCGGCCATGGACAAGCCTGTGGATAAGCAGTGGAAGAACAGTGGAAAAGCTGTTTATGCGGCAATCCGATGCTGGTAGAACGGGTGCCGCTTGTCGTCAAAGATCCGGTAGAGCGCGGCCAGGTCGGAGGAATCCGGGTTTAGCCAGGCGTCAACGTGCTCGGGCTTGATGTTGATGATGGTCCGGTCGTGACCAGCCGCGGCCACCTCTGGCTCCGGGTCATCGGTGATCGCGGCGAAGGAAAGCAGATCCGGCTCCTTGCCAGCGGGGTCCGTCCAATGTGACCACAGGCAGGCCACCAGCATCGGCTCACCCGTGCGCGGCGTGAACTGTACCACCTGGTTCTTCCCGTCTGGCCCCTCCACGTTCTCGTAGAAGGTGTCGACCACCAGCAGGCCATGGGTGTGGCCGAAGGCCGGCGCCCAGAACTTCTCCAGGCTGTCGCGGCGGGCGTTGTAGGTGCCCGGGTAGCGCCGATCGTAGCTGGCCGGCTTCCCGTCCAAGCGGCACTGGTAGCGCATGGGCTTGATGATCAGCCTGGCGCCGTCGGACACGATCACCGGGGCGTAGACGCCGGGGAAGATTCGGCTGTCGCGGTCTTTGGGTTCCGTGCGTTTCAGGTCGGCCAGCTTCGCCAGGGCGCGATCGATCTTGTTGCCGGCGATCCGCACGTCCTCCCGGGCCTTCTTTGTCTCCTTCACCTGCAGTGCCCGCTCGGCGTCGGCCAGGCGTCTGCGGTTGGCGAACAGCTCCTGCTCCACAACCGCGGCCTCGGCCCGGTTCCACTGCTCGACCTCCGCCCACACCGCCAGCTCGGCCGGGCTCGCACCGGTGCGGAAGGCGTCATCCATCGCCTTCGGGGTCTTCGGCCGCTTCTTCCCGGGGTCGTGGGCGTACAGCGCTGCGAACTCCTGCAGCGACAGCGTGGCGCCGGTCATCCGGATCAGCTTCTGGTAGGCGGCGGTGATCTGGGCGGAATAGCACATGGCGCAATCTGGCAGCAGCGGCCGTTGCGGCGATGTGAGGGCATCCCCCGCACAGTGTCGTCAATCGCTCTTGTCAAACTCCAAAGCCGCCGTGACTCTGAACTCGCATCGACAGGAGACAGAATCCAATGCGGACAGCGCCCCAATCGACCAGTCCCCATCGGGCATGGTCCAAGCTGCCAGGCACCGGCCAGCCGATCCTCTATCAAGCACTCGTAGCGCTCTCTCTGGTGATGGCCGCCGGCGCCATGCTCTATGTCCCCGAGCAGCTGAAAGGCATCGCCATGATCGACGGCGCCGCCTACGTGGCGGTGATGGTGAGGATTCTGCAGGCGCAAAGTCAGCACCGGGCCTTCGAGCGCCTGCTATCCCCTCGCGGTCGATAGCCTTCTGGCCTGCGCCCCAGCGGCACGGTGCCCCGTCCACCGCCCGCCTACTGCTACGTGGCCCCACCATCCCCCAGCGGCGCTGCAACCACCGGTGCGGGCGAGGTCGCCGCCTCCCAGACCCGGTCCGTCGCGGCCTTGATCAGCGCCATGAGCTTCCAGCCAGGCACCACTTCCTGTTCGCCAGTCACCGGGTGGATGATGGTGTACTCGCGATCGATCAAGGTCTGGATCCGTGCCGGGATGGTTCGGTCGTACTCCCGGCTGTTCACGTGGTTCGCGACCGGGTCCCAGTCGACCCGGTCAAAGTTGAACAGCACCTGGCCATCGTTGTTTCGGAAATCCCACTGAACCTCAATCCGGGTCGCCAACATCTCGACCCGGTTGTTGTTGCTCTCGGAAAGAATCGGTGACATCTCATTGCTCCACGGAAATGATGCCCAGCGTCTGATTGATCACCACGCCGACCGTACCGCCGCTCGCCGTGCCGGTGGCCACGTTGCGGGTGACGATGATGGCGCGGTAGGTGAACTGCTCGGTGCCCGGGGTGTTGTCGGTGAAGGTGTGCGAGCCCCCCATGCGCGAGATCAGCTGCGATGGGCCACCCTGCTCGTTCAGCACCTCGTAGTTGCCCGTGACGTTGAAGTTGGTGATGAACTGCTCGCCGCCGTTTCCGACCTTGCGGTAGATCGCGATGGTTGCGTTCACCGGCCCGGAAACCCCGGTCCACCGGCCCGTGTGCGCCGTGTCGGTCTTGGTCATGTCGTAGCTGACCACGACGTTCTTGGCGCGCCCCAGGGTCGAGAAAGGCCCGTTGACGATCTCGGCGTTGCCGTTGGTCGAGGTGGTCTGCACCGCGTTCTTGAGCACGCCGGCCGACAGGCTGCCGCCGAAGTAGCCACTGCCCTGGTTGTCGATCCAGAACAGGGCATTCGCCTTGCTGGCATTGGCCGGGTTGGAACCAATACCGAACCACATCATCAGGTCGTTGGACACGCCGAACGGCTTGCCGTGCACCATCATGTAGGCCCCAGATCGGGTGACCCAGCGGCCGCCTTCGAACGTCGTGCTACCGGTGTTGTTTGGATCAACGATGCCGAATCGATCGGCAACGAAGTCGATCCGACCGATGGTGCCGTTGTTGACAGACGTCATGCCGATGGCTCGGCCGTTGACGTCCAGTGCCCAGGTGTAGGACGCCTGCAGCTGGCTCTGCCCATTCTCCAGCTGCGTGGCACGCACCGACAGCGCCTGGGTTGCGCTTGCACTAGCCGCCTCGGACACCGTCCTCCGCTTCGCACTCAAGTCCTGCCAGAACGCATAGCCACTAGATCCGCTGAAGAGCACACCGCGCACATAGCAGGCGCCCGTCGGCACCGGCACTGAAGCGGCGACCCCGTAGCGCCACCCCGAGCCACCGGGACAGTAGATGGGATAGACATGGCTGACGGTCCCGCCAACTGCGTCTATGAAGTGCAATGCGAAGTAGCTGCCTGTCCCAGCAGGCATATAGCCGCCGTAGCAATCTGCGCGCAAGTCGATGATCTCGCCCGGCGAGCACGGGACGGCATCCGCAATGCCACCTTCATAGCCGTTGTTTGTAGCAACGCGCAGCACATACCCAGACGAATGTCCCGGATCAGACTGGACGAGGCCTGTTTGCCACGCTCCAACGCCGGTGCTCGCCGTGAAACGTCCCGTGCGAATAATTTCCAGGGGAGAACCAGAGAGCTTCGCATTCACCTGTGTCAGCGCTTGCGATTGCGCGTCAATGCGCCCCTTCTGGACGCCAAGCTCGCTGCTCAACAGCTGAACGGAGCCTGTGGACGCCTTTCCTTCCAATGCCGCATTGGTCGTATTGATCCGCTCGCCCAATGCACTGTCGCGACTGACACTGGCCTGCTCGACTGCATTCACGCTCGCCGTGCTCGCCTTTCCGTCCAGCGCTGCGCTGGTGCTTTCGAGACGCTGGCCCAAGGCCGAGTCAGCATCGGCGCGTGCCTGCTGCTCGCTGGCCACCTGTGCGAAAGTGGCGAGCGTGCCAGCACCCGCCGGCATCCGCGCAACCACCGCATCCACGCGGCTGGCCTCAGCCTCAATGTCACTGGCGTTTTTCGTGGACATACTGATGGCCGCCGCCAGCGCATCGCCCACCGAGGTGTAGTCGCCGATGGCCTCCCACACCGCCGGATCAGTGCCCGGCTCCACATCGACGTTCTCGGCCAGCGCCCGATACAGAGTCCCATCGTGGCGCACGAAGTCGCCGACCGGATAGGTCGTGCCAGCCGCCCATTCGTCGGCGCCGACAATGTCCTCCAGGATGCCGTTGAGCGCGGCCACCTGCTCGTCGGTGTACTGCCGCGCCTTACCCACGGCTTCGTTTACCGCGGCCACATCGCCGGCCAGTCGATCGATGATCTCCTGCCCCACCCGCTGATTGGCCCGCTCCGCCTCTTCCCAGGTCTCCTGCATCTGCTCGCCGAGGTTGTTCCCCAGCGTCCGGGACAGCACCCGCATTCCCGTGGACAGCGCGCCGCTGGTGTTGCGCGATCGGCAAGCGAACGTCCATTCGCCCGAGCTTGGCAGCACTGCCTCAAAGGCAGCAGCGTGATAGCCGGTATCGCCCAGAGGCGTCATCTGGTCCCAGGCCGGCGAAGCGATCAGGCCTGGCATGTAGCGGATCTCTACGCCGGCGAAGTCTGCCGACTGAATGGTGTCACTGAGGAATCCCCACGTGTAACGGCGCACGCCGCCGCTCAGCTCCTCCACGTCGAACAGGTCAACCAGCACCGGCGGTACGTCTGCGCCGATGGTGTTGTAGATCAGGCTGACCGCAACACCCGCCAGTCCGTCGGGGCTGTACGGCCGCACGGTAACTGGATAGGTGCCTGCTGCAGGGATGCGCCAGCTGGCCGAACGGGTGACGGTGCGCGCGACTTCCTCCAACGCGGCGTTGCCGTCGAGGTCGCTCAGCACCACGATGTCTCCGACCGGACCAGAGATGTCGAACGAGGCCTGAAGCTCGGTGTAGACCGTATCGCCCTGCACCACCTGTCGTTCGGTCATCTTCAGGTTGCTGGCGACTGGCCGCGTCTGCAGCTGCGAGCCATTGCCGGGGGGAATGTACTCACCGGTTTTGACGTAGTGCCAGAACTCCTGACTCTCGGGTACCACATCCACAGCGGCGCCCTTCAGATCGCTTTCCGGACGTACGCCTACCACGCGCACGCGGTAGCCCGGGGTCTGCTTGAAGTCGTAGATCCAGATAGTGTCCCAGGCCGGATTGGCACTGCCGTTGCCCGGCAGCTCGGCATCGGTCGGCCACGGGTCGGCCAGCTTCAGCTGGTCGCTATCGCCGGTGAAGGGCACGACCCGCAGCACGCGGTACACCCGCTCGCCAGGGATGCGCAGGCCGATGTAGGCGCTGCCCTGCGCGGGCGCAGGCACCGGCACGTCGAGCTGCAGTGTCACGGCTCGCCCCGGCCCCATCGATGCGGACAGCACCTGGCCGCCGAAGCCCCATTGCGTCAGGTCGTGCTGCAGCGCAAGCACCGACATGCGGCCGTAGGACATGTGTTCGATATCAGTGCTGTAGGTGATCGCCTTGTACTGATACAGGCTCTGCGCCAGGTGCCAGCGCGCCAGCAGTGCCGCGTGTGCCTCACTGGTGACGCCCTCGCCGGATACCTGTGCCGGGTTGAGCATGGTCGTTATGCCCGGTGCCGGCACGCGCAGCGTCTTGGCCTCCCACGTGGTGCGGTCGAGATAGCTGTACTCGATGCCATCGGCGGCGCTGGCCAGGGTGTAGTCGACCTGGAATTGCCCCTTCTTGATGGTGGCCATATTGACCACGCCCGACAACGGCTGTTCGTCAGCTGCCCACACCACAGCCAGCCGGCCGCGGGGCCAAGCGATCTGGCCGAAACCGGCCAGTGCGATCGCGTCGAGCACGCCCTGATGGCTGCGCACTTCAGTCAACCAATGGTCGTATGTCAGGTCGTTCGCAGCGCAGTGCAGTGTGAAGGCCTTCAGCGCTTCGACATCGATCTGACGGTCGGGCAACCCCATCCCGGCAATGCGCTTGCCGGTGGGATCAGTGAAGCCTCGGGCATAGGCAAGGATCTGCGCACCTGGATTGTTGCTGGACTCGGTCACCCAGCCGATGGCATCGCCCTTCCACACCGGGATGGGTGACGAGTGCGCCACACAGCGGATCTCATCAGGCGCACCGTTGAGCTGGCCCGAGGCTCGCATACGGATACCGATGCGCGAAATGCCCGGGTATCCCGGCGGCTCGCGTCGAACGCTGGTCAGCGTGGTCCAGGTGAAGTTGGCCTGGGCGCCGCTGCCATCGGTGTTCTGACCAGCCACTCGCACGCGCACGTCGTACTGCCCGTCGGGCACATCCAAGGTGTAGCTGCGCTTCTGGGTCTTCTGGGTGCGGCCAGAGACGCTGTAGTTGCCGAAGTTCAGCCAGTTGCCGGTGCCGACGGCCCGGTACTGAACCTGAAGCTGCTCTCGGTTGTCCTTCTCCTTTCCCTTCGACGTCACGTCCCAGATCTGGAACTCAACGCCCACCACTAGGCGGATCGTCCGTTCACTGCCGGTACGCTGCACCCATTGCCCCGGCCGATTCTTGGGGTCGCTACTGGTGTCGAGCAGCCGGCCACCCTCGACCACAGCCACGTTGCTGTAGATCGGGATGTCCTGGTCGGGCATGCCAGAGAAGCCGTTGTACCAGACCTGCACCCCTTCGAAGCTGGAGAGCAACGCATCCCCGTTGTAGAGCTCTTCCACTCTGGCAACGTTGATGCCGGGAGTCAGCAGCAGCGAGACAAACTGCTGGTCGCCTTCGTAGTTCGTGTACGGCAGGCTCGCCACGTCCGGAGCGATGCGCACCGACCCGAACAGCAGGCCCAGAGGCTCGTAGGGCCGCGGGCGGTTGCGGGGCGCGGACAGAGCGAAGGTGCTTTCGGCGGGCGCGGCGGCGCTGGGCTGCTTGGGCTGCAGCACTTTGTTGATCAGCAGACTGCCGGCCAGATATACGCCCGCACGTGCTGCCGCCAGACCAGCACCAGACAAGCCCGCCTTGGCCAGCCAGCCCGCCAGCATCGGCGCCTGGAACGCAAAGTAGGTCAGCGCGACCATGGCGACCAGGCGAACTGCGCTCTTGCCCACTGCCCCACGGACCTCAATGATCTGTCCATGCTTCGGATAGACGTGGCTCCAGAGGTGACGATCGACAGGACGACCGCCGATTGTTACCAGCCACGCCTGCCCGTCGAGCCCTTCTACGTGGCGCATCAGGAACGCATACAGAGACTCGCCCGGACGCAGGTCCACCGGCGCACTGCGCTGCCCGTCCAGCAGCACCGGGTGGGGAGTGACGATCAAGCGACCGGCGGGGACAGGGGCGTCCATCAGACCCATGAGTAAAAGCCCTCGATTCGAAGCCCGAAGCCGGGCAGTTCACGCACGCGGTGCAGCACGCTGCAGCCGTTGCGCTCGTTGCTGTGGAGTACCCAGCCTTCATGGGCCAGGAAAAAGAAAACCCCGGCATGGCCGGGGTTTCGGTGGCCCTGATCGAACATCAGGACAAGGTCGCCGTCTTCAGGGGGGCCGTCTCGCCGATGCCCGTATGGCCGCGACAGGGTTCCCAGCTCGGCCGCACCTTGAGCACCGCGGGGGCGGCGCCCAGGCAGCGTGATCGGTCGTCCGAACAGTTGCAGCTGCACCAGCACCACCAGGTCGGCGCAGTCGAAGCAATCGGCGTCGTAGGGGACGCCCACGAACTTCTCCACATCTGCCAGGCGCATCAGAAGATCCCCGGCAGGGTGAACGGGTTGGCACGCAGCAGCACCGCCTGCTGCCGGGTCAGGTAGTCGACACCGCATTGCCCTGTCGCCGTCTGGCTGTTCACCGACACCTGTGCCATCGGAAGGTCGTACTCCGCCTCAATGACGTTGGGGTCTGCGCGATCGGTGATGATCAGCCGTGCGTTCACGATCTCGCCGGGCAACAGGCCTTCCAGATCTTCCGTGATGTTTCGGCCGACGTTGTCCAGCACCAGCTGGAGCCGCGGAGCCTGGCCGCTCACGTCCTCCGGCAACTTGAAGCCGAAGGGGTAGCCCACGTATACCAGCCCCCGGCTTGTCCAATCGATCGTATCGTTGGCAATGCGCAGAACCTCGGGGAACGACGGCGCGCTGATCTCGATCAGGGCCAAGGCGCTATCGGTGTCGGTCGTGCGCTGCCGGCGCTCGGTGAAAGTACTCATCGAAGGTACTCCACGACCGCATCCAGCCTGAAGTCACCGGGGAGCTTTTCGTCAGGCACAAGATCGCCAATGGCGCCATTTTCGAACCGTACCTTGATTACCTTCCCTGTATATGGATGCACCATCTCAAACCACCCGATTCGCTTGATCGCGTCGAAGTACCACGCTTCGAAAGTCATGGCGTCGTCAATGTTCGCGAAGTAGAAATTCATGGATTGCTTGACGAGCACCTGGCTGTTCAGAAGCCGCTGCCGCGGAACTCCCCGCTCCATCTCTGTTCTTTCGACCGAGGGATCGAACGAACGCTTCTGCCCGTCGAAAGTGATCCTGGCAACAGCTGGCAGAGTTTCCATCAGATCGCATCTCCCAAACCGAAGCGGTCCTTGATTGCCGAGTACGTTGAACCTGTGCCGCCAGCGATACGACCGCCAATTGCCTGGTCCAGCTGGCCAAGCATCACCTCGATCTCGAGACCGCCGTTCGCGGTCCGCGATGCGCTGGCCGTCGTGCCTTGAGGTGCGTTCGATACTTCGATGTTCACTGCTCCAAAGCCACTCTTACCCAAGGCAGTCCCGCCAGCGACGGCTCCACCCAGCGCGTATCCGCGCAACCCGCGCCGCATGCCTTCCACGATGTCGACACCGCCGGCACGAGCAATGTCTGCTTGGGACCAAACCACCTCTCCGGCATGCACGATCCCCCTCGGCTCATACTTGCCGCCCGGGCCGGTATAGCCGCCTTCGGACTTGCCCCCGCGCAGCAACTTCTGGAGCAGGTCGTTGTTGATCGCGCTGGTGCCACTGGTGACTGCTGCATTGCCCGCAGCGTTGATGCCGCCAGTCAGGGCGCCAAGCGCACCCGTGACCCAGGATCCGCCAATGCCTGCCATGGCCTGGCGGATCTGGATGCGTGCGAGGTCGGCCAGAATCGAGCGCGTCATCTCCGAGAAGCTGACCTTGCCGTTCTGCGTGAATTTGACCCACACGTCTTCGAGGCCGCTGAACACGGATCCCACAACACCGCCCATTTGCTGCGCGGCGTTGCTGGCCTGCTGCCGGTAGTTCTCCCACGCTGCAGCAGCACCAAGCAGCCAGTTGCCCTCGGCGACCTGTAGTTCATCGTAACCATCACGGATGGCCTGCACGCGGTCCAGCGTCTTGGCCAGGAGAACTGCCTTCTCTTCTTCGAAGGTCGAATCGTCGATCTGGTCGGCGTTGCGTTGCAGCGTGAGCTGCCGCAGTTTCTCGGCCTGGTCGTCGTACGCATCGTTAATGCGTTGCTGAATCTCATATTGCCGATCGCCCATTCCAACCTGGTCGACGCGTGTCTCCAAGTGGCGACGGAGGGCCACATTGCTGGCCTCGAGTGCATCGGTGTAGGCATCGATCGCGGCCTTGCGGGTCTTGGTCGCCCGCTCTTCCTCTGTCGCCAGCACCTGCAGCTTTGCGGCTCCCTCAGTCCGCACCTTGGCCAACCGTGCCTCGAGCTCTCCCAGCTGGCGCTTGACCGTGATCCCCTCCTTGCCGGCAACGCTCTGCCGTTGGAGGAACGAAATCTGCCCTTCCAAGGAGCGAGCATCGGCGTCAGTGCCAGCCTGCGTCAGCTCCCGCATCCGGCTGTAGTAGGCCTCGGCGGTTATCTGTCGCGCGGCATACTGGGCGCGCAGCGTTTGGGTACTGGCAGTAATGGACGCCTGCTCCTGCACCAGGTCGTCCTTATACCCTTGAAGCCCAGCGCCACGTGCAGTTGCCCCGCTGCTCGCCTTGGGCTTCTCTTTGTACTTTTTCTCGATCGCCGCAACCGCCGCCGCACGGCGCTCTTCGATCTTCTGGACCTCGGCTGTAAGCCCGGCAGCCTCGGCCCGCAGGCGCACGGTCTCGGCTTGACCGTTAATTCTGGCGATTTCCTCGCGCTTCTTCTGTTGCTTACTCGCCTGCGCATCGGCGATCGCATCGGCCGCGGCCAGAAACTCCACCGAAGCGCTCTGGGTGGCCTTCACTTCCGCATCTTTGCGCTCTTTGATCAGATCGGCGGCAAGGGCTTTGATCTTCTCAGACCGGTCCTTGATCGACTGCTCCATTGCAGCCAGAGCAAACGGATTGCGCGCCAGCGGAAGGCCCCTCTGAGTGCCTGACGCGAGGTCGTTGAGCTTGGTCAGTTCGCGCTGGTTCTCCGCAAGCAGCTGCTGCATCTGTGCCGCGGCCGGGCCAAGTCCGACGCTCAGCTGCATCGCCTGCCAGGCCTTGGTCGCCTCAGCCCAGAGCTCCTTGAATCCCCGTATCACCGGATTCTGGCTGGCGCGAACTTTTGCAAGAGCCGTCACCGTCTCATCTGCTGCAGCTCGAGTTATCACCGTCACAGCATCCTGCGTTCTTCCCTGATCCTGCAGCGCCTTGACATGCTCATAGAGGTCAACAGTCATGAAGTTGACCTGCTCGTTGAGCTTCTGCGCGTTCTTAATCGGATCCTCGGCAAGCTTTGCGAACGCCGACACTGTCTCGTCAATCGACTGACCAGTGATTTCCTTCATCGCAACGGCGGCGCTTGCCACGGCCTGCATGTTCCGCTCGGCAATCCGCCCGTTCGCGCCGATAGCCAACGCCACCTCCTCACCGGCGCCCGCGCTCACCTGCATTGCTTCGCTCGTCCGTTGCGCCAGGGACACCAGGGTCAGTGTCGACGCGGCGGCCTCGTTGCGAGACAGGACAAGCGCCTTGGTGTATGCCTCCTGCTGCTTCTGGGCGTCGTACCAGGCGTAGACGAGCACTCCAACCGCAGCAGCAGCCACGGTGTATGGATTCACCATGCCCAGCAGCGCCGACGACACGCCCTTCAGCGCCGGCTCGACACCGCCGAAGCTGTCCTTGATCTGGCCACCCTGCTGCACCAGCACGGTGAAGAAGGGCATGCCACCCTGCAGGCTGGTGAAGATGTCGGTGAACTGCGCCGGCAGCTGACGCATCGCCTGCGCCGTCTGCCCTGCAGAGATGCCCAGATCGGAGATGGGATTCTTTGCCGGTAGCGGCCGGGCGGCCTCGCTGCGCACTTCGCGCAGCTGCCTGGTCAGCACACCCAGGCCCTGACGAATGTCGGCCAGGTCCGCACTGATACGGACGCGCAGGTTTGCGGATGGCTCAGCCATTGGTGGGTAACTCCTTCTGCGGTTGAGCCGGAGCAGTGCCGGTCATCAGGCTCTGGAACTGCTGCCAACCAGCGGCATCGGCTCCGAATGCCACACGAACAGCCAATGCGAGCTCGGCCAGCCGCTGCCGATCGTCCTTGGCCGCAGCTGCGGTGAAGGCCCGCAGCTGCGCCAACGTGTAGCCGATCACTTCCCGTCGCTGGTGGCCGCGCGCGATCAGGAACTGGGCGAGGTCGGCGGCGCCGAAGGGCTGACCGCCTCCCGGATCGCCCCCACCATTCGCCTCAGTCGTAGGGCAAAAAAATCGCGATTGAGGCCCGCCACCGCCTCGAGCAGCTGAGCCACTTCCTCCAGCGAGCCCGCCGCAATCCACTGCGGCTCACGGTCAACAGCCACTGCCAGGGCAGTTGCGATTTCGGTGCTGTCCTGTTCGAGCAGGTCCAACACCAGCGCACCTACGTCGACGGCCGACGAACCATCGGGCAAGCCGGCAATCATCGCGATACGCCCGATCGTGGAGCGGCTGGCGGTGATGAACGGTCCCAGCTGCTCGAGGCGCAGCGGCCGCACGGCCAGGACTTCCCCGCGGAAGGCAACCGAGCGAGTGGGTGGAGTGATGGCGTCCAAGTCCTGCACCGTCACTGCTCCTGCTCAATGTGGAAGTAGGCCGATTTGTCAGCCCCAGTCGCCTTGGACGTGTCCTTCAGCAATGCGCCCGGCACACTGCCGGCGCCGAACTCGTTGCCGATCAGGCCCATGCTCTCAATGACGCCGCCGGTCACCTTATGTGCCACCAAGCGAACCAACTTGCCGCCGCGCGCCTCGTTGGCGCCGTAGAACTGCATCTCGTAGAACTTCTGCGAGGTAACAGCCGCTTCAACGTGGCCGAGGTCGGAGTTCTTGTAGGTGACCTTGATGTTGGGAGTGCCTGCCTGGGTGGACGGGGTGATGGCAGAGTCCGCCGGGACGAACAACATGCCGCGTTCCAGACGGTAGTCCTTACCCGCCTCGTAGGTGGCCGTACCAGTTGCGGGCTTGACCGAGGTGATTTCACTGGCCAGCCGGACCAGGGGCGTATAGCTGCCCTTCGTCGCCACCACCAGTTCATCGGCCACCGTTCCCGCAGCGATGCTGCTGGCCTTGCCGCGCGTCGCCCGGGCGAAGTTCTCGGGGTTGAAGTCGTGGAAGGTGTAATTGAGGTTGTAGCCGGTCACCCGGTCGACGCGGTTTGCAGTGCCGCCGCCCGGGTTCTGGTAGTCCGCCAGTTCGATGGTGTTCGTCTGCGGTGCCAGGGTGTAGGCAGAAACGTTGCCGACCTCGAGGAATGGGTCAGTGGTGTTCCACTCGCGGATCAGAACGATGCCGCTGCCCAGGTAGCTGTAATCTTCGGCCATGATGGCTCTCCAGTTGGGTTGCCGCTGAGCGGCGGGTTATTTCTTGGGGATGTGGGTCTGGTAGGTCATCAGCACGCCGACCCAGCCCGCGCCGGCCCTCTCCGGCATCAGCGGCTCCATGCCGACGTACACCGGCACCTGGATGCCGTCGGGGAAGTTGCGGGCAACCATGCGGGTGTCCAGAGCCGCCTCAATGTCGGTCACCAGGTCGTCCAGCACCTGCTGGTATTGCTCGGTGTCAGAGGGAACCTTGGCGATGACGCTGACCGTGGTCAGGCGGTGCGTGTTGACCTTCGACGGGCTCTCCGCCCGCTGCTGCTTCTCGATCACGGCCGTCAGCACGGCCTGGGTGTCCTGGTCACCGGGTTTCGGCTCCAGCGTCCACCCTGCGCCAGCGTCGGTCAGGTAGTCGTTCGCGGTGCTGATCAGCTGGAGTGTCTTGCCCATCGCCAGCAGCAGCTGCTTCCGTGGGCTGGGGGGCCGGTCAGACATTGGCCACCTCCCACACCGCCGTCGACTCGTCGCCGCGGATCTTTTGCACCAGCTTCAGGCGGCGGCCGGTGCCTTCGATGCGCACCACACCACCAGCCCGCGGCTCCACCTCGGCCAGCTGCAAGGTCACCTTGTCGATGGTGGTGGCCACTGGCGCCACGTCATCGGACGTGAACTGCTCGACGCCCTCATCCAGTAGCACCGTGCACGGCACCTCCGCGCTCGCACCTGGTGGCAGGTAGTAGGCACCGTCTGCGACGCCGGCGGCGCGGAATGCGCCCATGGCCACGGCGTCGAACGCCTGTAGGAAAGCTTTCTGGTTCAAGGCAGCGGCCTCGCGGTTTCCATCGCCTTCTCCAGCTCGCGCTTCAGGAAGAACGGCATCAGCCGCTTCCAGGTGTCCTCGGCCATGCCGAAGATGTCGTAGCGCGGCGTGTAGGCGGCGGTGTTGGTGAAGATGAAGATGGATCGGACACCTGACCCGCGCCCGATCCGCTCATAGATGCCCGGGCGCAGCACGCCGCGGCGCTTGGTGATCACGAAGTACTCGCCATCACGGTTGTTGCGCTTGCCCCGCCGTCGTTTCTGGCTGACGTTGGTCTGGTTCTGGTACCGGTCCCGCTGGGCGCCCAGCTGCGACAGGATCTTGGTCACCTGGCCGGCCGGCACGTTGCCGAACTGGTTCGCCTGGGCACCGCGCCCCATCACCGCAAACTGCGTCGGCGAAAGCAGACCTCGGCTCTGCAGCAGCCGCTCGAAGCCCTTCCGGCGGCGCTGACCACCATCGACCTCGGCCAGCAGGTACTTGGCCGGCGGCGTGCCCTTAAATGCCTCGTCTCGGATGAAGATTTCGGCGTAAGGCTGGTCTTTGGTGGCCTTGCGGTACATGGCCGCGTTGACCGTGAGCGGCGTCGGGCGGTCGAACACCTTCGGCGCTTGGCGCTTCCATCGCTCGCGGATCTCGTAGGCCACCTTGTTGGCGGCCTGCGATGCGGCATAGGGGAGCTGCGACTGCTCCAGGTCGGTCAGCTGTCGCCCGAAGGCGTTGTCGGGGTCGACCCCGATACTGATCTGGGCCATACACCCTCCTGCCCGGCCCGCCGAAGCGGGCCAGGCACTGCTTGCTTACTTCGAGCCGGCCTTCAGGCGGATCACCGCGTCCGGTCGGGTGTTGATGTTCAGCGGGTTGGACTGGCTTTCCAGCTGGATGCCCTTGTTCATGCGCATCGGGGCGGTCTTGGTGTAGTACGGCAGGCCGATGCCGCGCACCGTTTCCAGGTAGTCCGCCGGCGCAAAGCGGGTCAGGAACATGTCCGGCACACCCAGCGGGAACGCGATGGCTTCGCCGTCGGCCAAGGCCAGGTCGCCGCCGGTGTTGCCCTGCAGCTCTTCGAAGGTGATATCGCCGAACACGAAGCCCTTACGGACGTCATCGCGCAGCGCAGCACCGTCCTGCCAGCGCTCGTAGGCCTTCTGCACGTCCGGGTGGTCGGTCAGGGCGTCGAAGAAGCCGGCGCTGCAAAACACATGGATGCCGGTGTACGGGATGCCGCCCAGCTTTTCCTCGATCGCGCGCTTGATGGCCATGCACTTGGCGCGGACCTTGGTGGCGTCCTTGTTCAGCTCCATGCCGATGACGGCCTGGTCGACACCGAATTCTTCATAGAAGTCGATGATCACCGAGCCGTCGGCATCAAGCATCTTTCCCTGCAGCGCGCCCATGCGGTGATACTCGATGGTGAAGTCCAGGTCACGCTTGTGCACCGCCTGCAGCGCGTTGACCACGGCGGCAACGTTGTTGCCTTCCGGGTCGGCCGGGTCATAGACGCCCAGCAGCTGGTCAGCCATGACCGTCGAGTTCTGCGGCAGGTGAGTGGTTTCCAGCAGCTTCACCTTGCCACGCTCCAGGCCCTTGGGCTGGCCGGGGGCACCGCGCGGCACGTTCGGCACAAGCACCAGCTTGGTGCCGTTGATGCCCACCTTGACGATGGTGGTGCCGACCAGGCCCTGCTCCTGGAACAGGCCCATGTCGGCGAGGCGGGTGGAGATGCGCGGCAGGTTGTTGATGTAGGCGTTCAGGGCATCGAAGCTCAGCACGCCCAGCGCCAGAAGGGTCTGCAGATCCATGGTGGTTGTTCTCTCGATAGGGGATACGAAAAGGCCCCGCCGAAGCGGGGCCAAGGGTCTATAGTTGAAAGGTGGGTGCTGGGCGATCAGCCGCCGGAGGCAGCGGCGATGGTGATGGTGTCGCTGATGGCTTCGTCCAGGTCGGTGGCGGTCACCTTGAGGGTGTAGTCACCGGCGGCGCTCAGCGTCGCGGCATCCCAGGTGATGACGCCACCTACGGCAGCCTTCGCACCGCCGCCGGCCAGGTTGCCGGTACCGGTGGCCTTGGCCAGGGTGGCGCTGACGGTGCTGCCAGTGACCAACGCGCCGAAGACGTCCTTGACATGTGCCACGATCGGGCCCAGCGCAACGCCGGCGGTGCCGGTCAGCGGTGCGGACAGAAACACCAGGTGATCGGCGGCGTTCGACGCGATCGGCTGCTGGGTCCAGCGGGTGATGATGCCGGACTCGGCCAGGCTCAACGCGGCCAGCAGCTTCTGGTCAGCGGTGACACCGCTGGCCCACACCAGCTTTTCACCGAACACTTCGGCGTCGCGCGCGATCGCGGCGCCCTTGACGGCCAGCGCCGCGGAACTGGTGCCGGTATCGATCGGGCCGTACAGCACCTTCACTGCGTCGGTGCCGTTGGCAGCGACGGTGTTGTCTGCCTTGAGCAGGGTGCCAGCGGACAGCATGCCCTGCCCGGCCGGCAGACGGATCAGTTCGCGGCTGCGCTCGCCGCCCGCTTCGGACAGCAGGAATTCGCCGGTACGGGTGCCGGCCAGGGAGATTTCCATCGTCAGTTACCTCGTTGCTTGTAGATGTGATTGGGATTCAGCTTCGCCTTGTTGTCGGCGGCGCGTTGATCGGCCATGGAAGCCGGGTGTGCGGTGACGACCTGGGTGCTGCGGCCTTCCTCCGCCTTCATCGACAGCAGCTGTGCACGCACCGTGTCGAGGTCGGTGTTCTTCTCGATGAAGCTGGCTGCGAGGGTGTCATCGCCGCGCAGCGCCGCAGCACAGGCGTCCTGCACGGCGGTCGCGTATTCGATGGCGCTGGCGGCTGGCTCGGCCTCTTGCAGTGGGCGCCGCAGGAGGGCCACCGCGAGTGCCGGCGGCAGCTCACTGGATGTGATTGCTGCTGCCAACGCTGCTGCCGGGTTCTCCACCACTGCTGCAGCCGGTGCAGTGGCCGCCTCGGGCACCGGAGGTTCTGCCGCTGCCTCCGGCTCGTCGTCCGGGTCGGGATTGGCCGACGCGGGCGGCGGCGCTGCTTCGGCGGCACCGAGGTGCGCGATCAGGTCGTGCCAGGTGCCGAGCCGGGTAGCGAAGCCCACTGCCACGGCGGCCTGACCGCGGTAGCAGGCCGCCTCGGTGGCGCGCACGGCCTCAGCCTCCATGCCGAGATTCCGCGCTACGGTGTCCACGAACATCGTGCGCATGTCCTCCAGATCGGCCATGGCCTCAGCGTGCGCTTCCTCGCTGAGCGGGAAGTTCGGGTTGAAGTCGACCTTGCGGGCGCCGGCGAACAGTGGCGTCACCTTCAGGCCGATCTGGGCGTTGTTGCCGCTCCAGTCCTGGTGGAAGCGCACCACGCCGACCGATCCGACGCCGCCGGTACGGCTGATCCAGATCTCATCGCACGCCGAGCCGAGCGCGAAGCCGGCCGAGTACGCATGGTCATCAACCAACGCGTACAACGGCTTTCGGCCGCGCGCCTCGAAGATGTGATCGACCAGGTCGAAGCAGCCCGACGCCATACCACCCGGCGTATCCAGCCGCAGGATGATTGACGTCACCGCGTCGTCGTTGAGCAGTTCATCGAAGGTATCGCGCACCGCGGCATAGCTCACCGGCCCGGGCCCGCTGGCGCCGGGCATCGGCCGGTTCACCATTGCCCCGGACAGGTTGATCACACCGATCAGGTTCTGTGCAACGCCTACTGGCTGACCGTCGGAGCCGGACACTTCGAAGCGGTCGGCCTTCAGCACGCTGTCGTCGCTGGTGACCTTCCCTTCCAGATAGCCGCCCACCAGTGCTTCGCCGATGGCCGGCTGCACCAGCAGGGGCTGATTGAGGACCGCGGCAGCGAGCGAGGCCACCACAGGCGCACGGCTACCGCGACCCAGCATTCGGGCCAACAGGCCAGGCTTACTCGTCATCGTCATTCCTTTCATCGTCGTTGGCGCCAGTGGCGCCGGGATCGTCGTCCTGCCGGGCACCGGAGGCGTTCGTTCGCCTCGGGTCGCTGTCGTAGCGAAGTCCGGCCGCATCTGCGCGCTCGTTGTCCAGCGCCTGCTCGGCGTCGACCTGTTCGGGGTCCTCGCCGGCGCTCAGCACCACCTTGCTGCGCGACTTGAAGCCCGCCCGCACCGCCTTGAGTTCGGAGGTCACGTCCTGCACCGGGTGACTCCAGGGCCAGCCCTCGGGCACCCACAGGGTTTCGGTCACGTCATCGCGCAGGGCCGCGTAGCGCGGCACCTTCAGCAGACCCGACAGAACAGCCTGGTCCATGAAGGCTTCGCGGACCCGCTGGCAGAACATCGGAATCATGAAGAGCCACTGGTCCTGCTCAATGACACGGCGGAACTCGTTGAGGATCAGGCGCAGCGCGCGGTCGGAGACGTTGCGCAGGTCACCAGTGAGCACCTCGTAGGGCACGTCCTGGCTGGCGCAGATCGCCAGCAGGTGCCCGCGCAGGAACTCGGCATAGTCCGATCCGGCGCTGGGTGGGTCGGCGAACTCGATTTTTCGACCCGGTGGCAACTCCTGCAGGGTGCCCGGCTCGAGCCCGCCGATGGCCGTTCCGTCGGCATCCTCACCGGTGATCAGGTCTCCGACGGCATCGCCTTCTTCCCCATCCGCATCGGCGTCGGTCGTGATGAAGCCTGCGAACAGGTTGGCCAGGGCCTGGCGTTCCAGCACCGCGTCATCGAGGCGGTCCAGGTTGAACATGCGCAGCAGGGCCGGCGCCGAGCCAGGCACGCCGCGCATCGCGCCCGCACGGTTCGGCCGGTACAGGTGCAGCACCTGCTCCGCTGGCACGCGCACCAGCTCGTTGCCGTTGACCGTCAGCTGTAGGTCGCCGGGGTGCTCCCGGTACATCCAGTAGGCAACGCGGCGGCCGATGCTATCGACCTCGATGCCCTGCCGGATCACATTGCCGTTGCTGGCCACGCCGTTGTAGTGCTGCGGGCACTGCTCCGATTCGATCAGCTGCACCTGCAGCGGAACCGGCAAGCCGTCCTCGGGCCGTCGGTACCGAAGGCGGGCGAAGACCTCGCCGGCCTCCTTCCACTCGCGCCAGGCCAGCGCCTGCAGGCCTTCCCACACCAGCACGCCATCGGCGTCAGCGTACTTGCCCCAGCGGGTCCAGAGCTTGGTGACCTTCTTCTTGTGCTCCTTCGTGCCCCAGACCGGTTTCGCCTGGATGCCGGTGGCGATGCCGTTCGACACGCTCTTGTTGAGCGCGCTGACCATCCACGGGTCATTCCGGGCCAGGTGCCGTGCCCGCGCCAGCAATGTCGGCAAGCCCAGCAGCGATGCGTTGGGTCCGAGCGACGTCGGGCGGAAGGTGCGAAGGCGGCGGCCGTTGCCGGCGGCGCGGTAGCTGCTCTCGGCGGTATCAGACATTGCCGGTCCCCGATTGGTAGAGGCGCACGATGCGGCGGCGCCGCGGTGCACCTGCGGCCTGGCCCAGCTCATCGCGCATCTGCTTCAGCAGGCGGCGCATCTCCACCAGGCTCTGGTAGGTCACGGTGCGGTCGGCATATCGGACGCTCAGCACGCCGGCCGCGATCGCGGCTTCCAGTTGTTCGACTTGCTTGGTGGTGAATGCCATTTCAGCGTCCCAGGTACTTGCTTCGGATGACGCGGCGGGTGCGCGTGCGCGGCATTGGCGCCGGCGCGACGTTGTCTGCCCTCACGTCTGGGTTGTCATCCCACGGCGCGGCCCATGCCGGCGGCGTGGTCCAGTTGATGGCCGGAACCTTCAGCCACAGCGCCATGCCCTCGGCATAGCCGCACAGGTCGAACGCCTCATTGCGTCGTTTCGCCAGGTTCTCCCACCCCTTGGCCGTCCTCGATTCCGCTGTCAGCTCGGCGTAGAACGCCTCCGGCAGCCAGTCGGGGAAGTGGTAGTAGCCCGGGCCGGGCTCGGCCCGCTTCACGTTCGCGTCGACGGTGTCCTTCAGCCTGTCCACGTTGAGCAGCAGCTGCGGCACATCGCCCTTCGACCCGGATTTGCGGTCCCGGCGCTTGCTGCTGTCTGGGAAGGTCTCGCGGAATAACCCGCCCTCGCGGCGCGCGTCGCCCTTGATCAGCCTGACCCTGGCATGCAGCTTCCGAGCCTTGAGCGAACGCCAGAATTCCAGCGCGCGCACCGAGGTGCCCGACTTGCCGCCCCAGTCGATGCCCACGGCGTGGACCGGCATGCTGCGGCCGGTGCCATCGTCCAGCGGGTAGCGGCGGCTGATGACCTTCTCGACCAGGCGTTCCCAGTCTTCCAGGTACTTCGGAGGGTCCAGCGGCAGGAAGCCGCCCGAGCCGTCCTCGCGCTTGGACGTGCGCAGGGTGAAGGAATCCACCACCCAGCGCTCCAACTGCCCGGATTCGCCGATGCCGAAGCCCAGCACCAGCACGACGAAGCGGTTGGCCTGGACGTCGACCTCCCCCAGAAGGAAGCGCACGCCAGCGGGCACCGCGCCAGCAGGCCAGACCTCGGCGCGCTCCTGCATCTCGTTCGGGTCGCTGGCCGACCGCGCCGCCATCGGCACGTAGTTGATCGCCCCGTCCACGTTGTGCGTGGTCTTCAGCGGACGCTCTTCACCGGTGGTGGCGAAGGTGCGCAGCGCCTGTAGATAGCGCTCGATCAGCGATTCCCAGGACTGGTAGGACGCGGCGACACCGCCGAGCCAGTAGCTGGCGATGCGCGCCTCCGGCCGGTAGCCGGTGACCGTTCCATCGGCGTGCACGACCTGGCCCTCCGCAGCCCAGACGCCGCTGCGGTTCATCCCGTCCTTCCACCGATGCTGCAGCCCGACACCACAATGCGGGCAGTGCAGCAGCGAATAGTGCCGCGCCATCTTCTGCACGTCGTCCAGCACGACGCGCTCGAGCAGCTCCTCCATCGGCGGCAGCGCGAACCCGTCATAGCCTGGCGCTGCCTGAAACCGCTCTCCGCACTCTGGGCATGGCCAGTACCAGCGGCGGCGGTCACCGCGCGCATACAGCGCGGCGATGCCGGCGGCCGGTGGGCCTTGGTGCGGGTGCAGTGGCTTCCAAGCGCCGTCGGCGTAGTCCGTTGCCGGGCTCGACTCGGCCACCACCATTCCGGCGGACATGTAGGTCTGCGTGCGCTTCAGGCCCAGGCCGAAGCACTCGTCGATCGTCAGGTCACCGGTGTAGTTGTCCACATCCGTCATCAGGACGTCGTGGATGTCCTTGCCCGACAGCACCGACACCGACGGCCAGCCCATGCGCAGCGACATTCCCGACCGGAAGAACTTCAGCAGGATGTTGTCGTCGTGGGCACGCGGGCTCAGCCGGGAGCGTAGCTCCGGGCTGGCGGCGATGCTGCGCGCGATACGGGTCTTGCTGTAGTCCTCGGCCGCATCCTTGGACATCTGCACAACCATGGCGTCGGCCGGGTTGCAGGTGATCAGGTAGGCCAGACGCGCATCGATCAGCGAGATGGTCTTGCCCGACCGCGCCGGCCCTACGAACACCACGGCCTCGTAATGGCGACTGCCGGTCGTATCCAGCGGCTCGACCATATAGGGCGTGGTGTCCGGATCCCAGGAACCGGCGGCGCCGGCGGCATTGGCCACCTGCAGCACCCGCGCACCTTCGCTCACCCTGATTCGGCGCGGCGGCCGGATCATCTCGGCAACGCCTTGGCGCACGCTACGCGCTGTCGCGTACGTCGTCATCGGTGATGCCCTCGTACATGGATTGCCGGACGCGATCGCACTCGTCCTGGACCTTGACCACCTGCTCCGGCGTGAGGCCTGCCTTGCGCTCGAGCACATCAGGCAGCGTGTCGAAGAACTGCACGACCTTCTTCACCAGCTCGGCGTAGTCGGCCTCGACCTCTGCGGCCGGCACCAGCTGCCCGATGGTCGACTCGACCTTCAGGCGCTCGTTCTCCGACTGGTAGTAGGCGCGGCGCTCCATCGGCGGCAGATCGCGCGGATCGACCACACCCTCCGCGCCGAACGCTGCGGCACCCGGATTCACCAGCGCTGGGGCTGCGTCGGCCAGGCGATAGACGTCGTGCCCGGCGCGCTTGGTCAGCGGCGGGACGCCGGCTTCCTTCAGGCGCTTGCTGGCCGTTCGGCGGTCCATCCCGAACTCATCCGCCAGCCTGGCCACGGACCAGCCTTTGGTGAATTCGTGGATGTCAGCCATGTCCTACCCGATGCACAGCCTATTCAGGCATGAAAATGCGGTTTCTCCCGGCAAAAACCGCCAAAAGTGTGGCCTGTGGTGGAGCACCCTAGAGGCCGAAATACTGTCTTTTACCGGGGTCCGAATTCCCCCCGGTTGCTGTGGATAAGCCCAGGGGCCCCCTCCCGCCGTGAATCGAACGCGTGAAACACCATCAGCCGCCACTCCTGCCGTCCGCTGCCGGCTTCCCTTGCACCTGGTCAATGGCGTCGAGCTGCGCCTCGTACTGGAGCAGGCAACGCTTCCGGCCGTTGCTCACCTCGAATACGGCAGATGGCGCTGCGTCCTTCACCCACCTGCAGCGCTGACGCAGCTGAGCATCGATCGGGACGTAGGTGGCCACCGGAACCCTGATGACGGCTGCCGGCGACGCGTTCGGCTTGGTAGGTGCGGCCTGGCACGCGGCCAGTAGCGCAGCTGTGACAACCACGATGACGCGCATATCAGTACCCCTTCAGTGCCGGGCAGGCGGAATCGAGCAACTCCAGTGCTGCCTTGCAGGTGTCGGGCCGCTGTTCATAGCGCCCGCGCCAAGTAGAAGCCTCCTTCTCGGAGGCCTCGATCTTTCCGGCCAGGTCCTGCAGCGCCGCAGCGCTCTCGGCCTTGAGTGCTTCCAGCTTCTCGGCTTCCGCCCGCAGCGCGGCGGCGACCTCGGCCAGACGCTGATCGCGACTGTCCACGTCGGCCTGCAATCGGACGGTGTCGGCCTGCCAGTCGGCCCGGACCTTGATGACCTGGGCGCTCAGGTCGCGGATCTTCTGCTCCTTCTCGTATGCGGTCAGACCAGACACTGCGCAGCCGAAGGCCAGTACTGCGCACACCACCTTGATCTTGCTGCCTGGCTTGCTCAGCCAACGCATCGCGTCGGTAGCTGCGCCTCCGATCAGCGCCCACAGCGCGCCCAAGAATCGAATCAGTACGCTCATGGCTTCTCGCCTCCGATGGCGCCGGTGGCTTTCTCCACCATGCGCACGTAGCCGGGCAACAGCCGGCGGATCAGGACGCCGGACAGACCGGCCAGCGGCAGCTGTGGGGCGCCGGCCAGTGCCGGCCAGATGGACGCGGCAACTGCGATGACCCATGCGGCCACGATGGCGTAGGCCACCACTGCCACTGCCAGCGCAGCCCAGCGCGCAGCCGTCTGCAGGAATCGGTGGCCACGCCTGCGGTTGGAATCGGCGGCTACTCGCTCTGCGTCCTTCTCCGGCAACAACAACACGCCGATCAGTGCGCCGGCCATTGCCACCAGCAGCACGGACTGCGGCACGCCCAGGATGATTCGCTCGGCCTCGCGCAATGCATCGGCCGTCGCCGGCGCCACCACCGCGGCAGTGAACGTCCCGACGAAGGTTTTCAAGGTGCTCATCGGTTCGGTCACGGCGCCACTGCCCCGCCAGCCTTGCGATACGCCGCCAGCACCTTCTCCACGGTGTGCTCCGGCTGGCCATAGCCCGCGCCCGGTAGGCTCGCCCAGATGTTCCGCACGGCCTGAATGGCATCGGTGATGCGCCCAGTCTGGATCAACGGAAGCGCACGGCGTTCGCGGATCAGCTGGATGGCCCAGAGATCCTGCGACAGAGGCCCGAAGTCCGGCAGCTTCAACAGCGCGCGGTAGTGGGCATAGTCCTTCAGCATGAACTGGTAGCGACCAGATGCGTTGGAGGTGAGGCCCTTGCTGTTGATGACCTTGGACTTACGCCCACGAGAGAAAGGGTGCACCGAGTAGTCGGTGAAGATCTCAGGCGCGCGATCAGCGCCAGTCACGATCACGTCGTAACCTTGGTTCTGCGTCGCGGGGCTGGTGCTGGTGCCCTCGGACCAGGCCAGCATGTCCAGAAAGGCGACGACGTTGGCGCCGCCTGCCTGTTGAGCGGTGATCTTGGCCATCAGGGGTTTCCTACATAAATGTGCCCGCTCCGCTGCCGGCTAAGCGCGAGGGTTGATCCGATCGGGGTGAGCGGGCATTGACTGGTGGATGGGCAGGCTCTATTGGCCGGCGGGTCGACGATTTAAGGCCTTGACCCCTATGAATAGAGGGAGGCTTCCAGGAATACGGACCAGCTTTCGTATGCGTGCAGCGCGCGTCTTCCACCCATAGCGGTATCGGCTCCCGAGGTGCGTCCCTCACCGAATGCTCGGTCCAGTGAAGCCGACACCGCTATGGATGGAGCGGGTCATGGGAATCGAACCCATGTGATCAGGTTGGAAGGCTGATGCCTAAACCAGTCGGCCAGGCCCGCGAACGAACTCCAGAAACGACGAGCCGCAGGTGACTGGACCTCCCGAGTCCAGGCCTGCGGCCGTTGAGTGCGGGTAGATCGGAACCTTGCCCACGATATCGATTGGACAACAATCCTGGTTCCCAATGCAACTGCGGTAATGTTCCTTACCGCAGTCGTGCGAATGCGGTAAGGTTCGCGGCGACTGCGGTAATCTTCCTTAATACTCTGGACGCGTTGATGACCAACCCGACTACCGTTGTTGTCACGGCAGATGCCTCCAATCACATCGCAGTCGTAGGTCAGGCAGTCAGTTCAGTAGAGCGCTCCCTGGATGGCCTGACTGTGACCATCGTGATGAATTCAGGAGATCGTTACACGTTCAGGTTTAGAACTGTCGAAGAGAGCGAGGCCTTCTACGAACAGCTGATCGAGTTCCTGTGCAATGTCTCTACGGTCCAAGACGTGTTGAGTATTTCTGTAGAGGCCTATCCGGAGTCAGGCGTGGATCATGCGGAAGAGGATGGGGTGGATGCATCTGCTGAGCAGAGTGGGCAAACGCCTTCTCGGATCCTTCTCTGAGAGCGTGAAGGCTTACAGAGGCCGGTAAGCCTCACGCGTACCCACGTGGGAAGTTCAGACATTGAACACCCTTCCGCTGAACTCCTTCCTCCCATCCGCCAGTGCCTGGCGCAGCGTTGCGGCAGCAATCCCGTACACGCGCAGGTAATCCCCCTTCCGCATCTTGGCCGCCTTGGCAGCGTCCTGCGCGGCGATCTTCCCTTCAGGCCACACCAGGTCGTTCACCGCGTCCTGCAGCACCAGCCTCATTCGCCAGCGATCGGCCGGGTCGTCCATGCGCAGCGCGGGCTTTCCGCCGTTGCGTCGCTGCCACTGGATCTGGCGCATCACCCGCCTAGCCAGGGAACGCCCAAGCGACGAAAGAGACACACCCTGCCCCCGCAGCGCCACCGCCATAACTGCCTGCTTGGCCACGGAGTCGCGCATCATGCCGACGGCACCGGCGATGTCGGCGGCAGTCAGCGGCGTCATGGTTGACCTGCCATCCGACGGCTCGCGAAAGCTCCCGCCGACCAGCATGCGGGCGATCAGCTCGAGCGGATCTCGCTCCAGGGTCGGCTCTGGAACCGGCACTCGGCCATGCACCACCCTGACCGCCGCCGGCGCCGGCATGTAGATCGGTCGGTGCGCCCAGGCCCTGACGGCGCGATCTTCTGCGTCTGCCCCGACATGCAGCTCCCCCCGCGCGCTGCAGCGTGCGCACACCACCTGCGCGGTGCGGCGGCTGCCAGCGCCCCCCCGCGCGCGCATGCGCACGTCGCCGCTGCCGCAGTTGCCACACGGCATCAGGGACACCGCAGGCTCGGCTACTGCAGACATCAGGCCACCTCGCAGTTGCTGACCCAGCGGGACCGACCGTCCTGCCAGACCTCCCACAGGCTGTCATCGACCTGGCACCTGATGGGCCCCTCCTTTCCTTCGAGGTAGAGGTGGTGTGTTGCCTCGTCCAGGCTGAGGAACTTGTGAATCATCGGGAGGTCTCCATGGTTGTAACGTTGGTTGGTTCCAGGGCTGCGCCCTGTTGTTGAAGGAACTGCTGGGCCAGCGCGCGCAGCTGGTTCTCGCCTACGTCCAGACGCTCCACCAGGTGCTCCCCCGGGCTGCGAACGCCCTCAATCTGCTCGCGCTTCACCCCGAGCACGTCCGACACGATCGGGTCGCTGCCGCTGTCGGAAAGCAGGAAGTACGCCATGACCGGCTCTGCCTGGCCATCGCGGTGCACACGGCCGATGCACTGCTCGTGGACGCCGGGCGACCAGTCCAGCTCGCCGAACACAACGGTGCTGCAAACGTGCTGCAGCCCGTCGATGCCAGCACCAGAGCGGAGGCTGATCAGCATCACCTGGCTGTCCCCTGCAATGAATGCCTCCTTTGCCGCCTGCTTTTGGTTCGGCGACTCGCTGCCGGTGTACATGACCGGGTTGTACGCAGCCAGCTTCTCCTGCCAGATGCTGTAGACCTCCCGGTGCCACCCGAACAGCAGCACCTTCTGGCCGCTCTCCAGCAGCAGCCTGACGAACTCGGCCACGTAGGGAGCCTTAGCCACGCCGGTCGCCTGACGCAGCAGCCGGTCGAACTCGCCGGCAGCCTGCATCTTCTCGCCGCGGTACTGCTCGTTGGCTCGCAGGATGATCCGCGCCAGCGCTGCGGCGTCGCCGGTGATGGCGTCCAGCGCCTTGGTGTCGGCCTCCACCTCGTGCGGGATCTTCGACAGTGCCGGCAGCTCGCGCCCTACTTCCTTGCGCGTGCGCCGCAGCATGATCCCCTGCCGCCGCAGGTACTGGCCGAACTGCTCGGCGTCCTGCAGCTTTGCCTTCTCCCCGGGCGCGGAGATGCACCATTCCCGCAGGAACTCGTCATAGGTGCCCAGGCAGCCCGGCAGCAGTGGGTCGACCACGTGGAAGAACTCGCACCCATAGTTGTAGATAGGGGTGGCTGTCAGGCCCATGCGCAGCCGCGCACGGCTGGCCAGGTGGCGGCAGGCGCTGTGGATGCTGCTGTCCGGACTACGCAGCTGCTGGCATTCCTCGAACACCACGTACTGCGCTATCTCCCCCAGCGTCTCAGCCCAGCCCCGGAGCTTGTGGTAGCTGACCAGGATGACGTCCGGCAGCGTGTCCCACAGATCCTTGATCCGCTGCTTTGGCTGCCGTACTAGCGGGTACGGCGCACCTTTCCTGATGTGGTGCACGCGCAGCTGCGGCGCGAACTCGGCCAGCTTCTCCGGCCAGTGGTTCGGCAGCGCCGCCGGGTACACCACCACCGCCGGCAGGTTGCCCGGCGCGGCCATGGGGCAGATGCCGGTGACCGTCTTACCCAGGCCAAGATCGTCGGCCAGCAGCAGGCCGCCACGGATAGACAGCTGTGCGCCCGCGACGCGCTGGTACTCCCGCGGCGGTTTGGCCAGGCTGAACTCCGGAATCTGCACGCGGCCGGCCAGCAGTTCGCCCAGGCTTCGTTCCATATCCACATGCTCGGCGGCCAGCTGCTGCAGCGCGCGCTCGGTGTCTGCATCCATCGACAGTGGGTAGCGCTGCGTGAACCACTGCAGCTCCCGGCTGTTCTCCGGCGTGGCCGACAGGTCGATGTGCTCTGCGGCGTGCTGCCGCACGCGGGGAAACACGCGCTTCATGCGCGCGCGCACCTGCGGCTCGCAGATCACCCGCCAGGTGCTGCCGGCGGAGCTGTACAGGAGGGTTCCATAGGTCGTCTGCATCACAGTGCCTGCCTCTTCAGGCGAATGATGTTGAAGGGCTTGCCCTGCCAGGCCGGGCGGGCCACGAGCGGGCGTTCGCCCCAGCGCTCGGTGGTGACCAGCAGCACCCCGCGCACCTGCGGCAGGTTGATGTAGCGCCCGACCTGCCGCAGCGCATCGGCGAGCGAGCCGGCCACCTTCACCTCGATTACCAGGCCATCCAGCCAGAAGTCAGCGCGGTTGCTGGCGTCCAGCCGGTACTCGCGCACGTGCGCATGACCAGCCTTGTCCAGGACGGTGGCCAGAACCTCGTGCAGCTGGACCTCCGACCCGTAGCGATACCCGAACCCGGCAAGCAGCCGGCCAATGCCCTTCAGCTGCAGCTGCTCTTCCATAGCAGTTCCCGGCTTCAACGGTGCCACCTCCCGCCGGGTGGAGATTGAGCGCCCCATCACTTCACCCCCAGCGCTGCGCGCGCCTTGGCGTACTTCGCTCGTAAGCGAGTCGCCGTCTCCGCGTCCAACAGAGTCAGTCGCGATTCGTCGCTGTTGTCGGCAATATCCGCCAGCTTCACCTTGAGCGACAGGGGATTCTGCCGAATGCTCCAGTAGTAGAACGCCTCGCTCTTGTTCACGCCGCGCGTCAGATCAAACACGGCCTCCACCACGTCCTGCGGGAACAGCATTACGCGTGTTCCAAAGGCTGGCTGATCCTCCAGCACATCGTGGAGCCATGCCACCATTTCGGCGGCGTCATCACCGGCTACTGCCGCAGCGACCCGAGCCACATGCTCGATGTACGGCCGGCCAGCCTTGTCGGTTTGGGTGGCATGTGCCTCTTCCGCCAGCCAGCGGGCCTCATTCACCAATGCGCTTTCCATCAGGCCACCTCCTTAGCCAGCTGCAGCGCCGTCGCGGCATCAGCCTGCGCCCAGGTCATCTGGTCCCGATCAATACTTTCGGCCAGGCGCGACAGGCCCTTCGCGGTCACCAGCACCTGCTCGTGCACACGGTCCGGCTCACCTTCCCGCCGCTGCATGCAGGCCTTGTGCGTCAGCACACCCTGCTGCAGGCGGTTCTGGTAGGCCAGCCAGTTCTTGCTGCCGGCGCGGCGGTAGATCCAGCCATGCTCGGACAGCCAGGCGAACAGCTGGCGCGGCTGGACCTGCAGCATCTTTGCGGCGGTGCTGATGTTGAAGGCGCCGTCAGCCTGGGTCAGCCGCAGCAGCGCGCGGACCTGCGGTTCCTGGTACTGCACGCGAGCTTCAAGGATCTCGGCCTTCTCGCTATAAGTCAGCAACAGCGCGCGTAGCGTCGCCGGGTCGGTCAGGGCCTGCATCGGGTCGGGTGCTCGCGTGCCGGCCGCCAGCGCGTCATAGGCGCGGATCACCTGCAGGCTGAAGCTGGCGCTGATCCACATGGCATAGGCATAGACCAGCTCGCGCACCACGTAGCTGCCGCCGTAGCGGCCTGCCACCGAGTGCACAGGGTAAATCCGGGAATCCCCGGAATTGGCCAGCTCGGCCACCAGTTCCTCGGTCTGCTTCAGGCGCTGCCAGTCGCCGGGCTGGTGACGTTTGGCGCCGCCGGCGGCCTGGTGCAGATCGTTCAGGCAAAACCTGCCCACGTCGTCGCGGCGCACGCTGGCGCCGCCAATCATCATCGCGTTCAAGAGAACACCTCCGTTTTCCAGCCGCCGCCGGGGGCGCGCTGGACTGCCAGGAATCGGAACGGGTACATCTCAGCGGCCACCTTCACCTTCACGCGGGCGTCTTCCTCCCAGAAGCCCTTCACCTCGTGGGCCTCCAGTTCGCCGGCGGCCGTCATCACGAAGAAGTCGATGGTCAGGTGCGTCTTCTCGGCCAACTTCAGCTTCACGGACTCGAATCGGAACCACGCGATCTCGCCGGCGGCCAGCTGCAGCGCCAAGTGCGCGGCGTAAGCCTCTTCGGTCTTGTTCATCTCGCCGGGCACATGCCGGGGCCGGCCACGCGCGACCTTGCCGGCGGCGTTGCCGCTGCCGGTGGACTGCGCCGGCGCCGGCGGCCTGTAGGCGCGCGCCGCGGTTGGCGCCGGCGCAGGGGCGGCCGTGCTTGCCTGGACCAGACGGCGCATGCCCTCCGGCATGTCCTGCGTGGAGGCATAGCGCAGCGAGCGGCTGGACGTCTTCTTCGGTGGCATCAGGCGGATGCCTCCGCAGCGCCCCACACGCGCAATGCGCGCTGGCGGAATGCTTCGAACTCGTGCCGGGCGCGCTGCTGCGCGGCCTGGTGCTCGCGGTCCATCTGCTCGAGCATGCAGTCGAACTCGACGTTGAGCAGGCCCATCAGCTGTTCCATGGAAAGGCCGCCCCGCGTGCGGAAGGTCGGCGCCGGTGCCAGCTGCGGCATGGCCAGCTGCTGCTGCCCGGACGGCGGCAGGGGCATGCTGTCCACGCGGCCGGCGTCGGTGACCGCCCATGTGGCTTCCGGCCTGCCGTGGCGTGCACTGACGCGGTTCTCGCAGCGGCTCACCAGCCCATCCCGGTCCAGTTCGCGCAGCAGGCCAGCAGCGGCGGCAGTCGTCAACAGCATGGCCTCGCGCGGTGCGCCGCCCTCGAGCGCGGCATTGCCCATCAGCTCCAGCGCCTCGGCCGCGGTGCTGCCACCGTGGACGCCCAGGCAGAACAGGATCAGCTGACGCTGGTAGGCTCGGATGTCAGCCTGCTCCATGTGCGCCTCCGAAACCCAGCTCTGCAGCGGCGAGCGCCATGGCGCTGCGCGCGGCAGCGCGATCGCCTACCACCAGCACTTCCGGCTTCGGCGGGGGCAACGCGGCCACCGGCGCGGGAACAGCGCCTCCGTCCATGACGTGCTTCACCGCCCGCTCGTAGGCGTTGGCCAGCATGCGCTGCTGCAGCGCGCCGCTCTCCGCAGTGCGGTAGGCGTGCAGGTCCAGCTTGGACCGCACCAGCACCGTGAACCCGCTGTGGGCCTGGCCGGGCCGCATCTGGCCGTCGACTTCGGCCAGCGCCGGAACGCCCAGGCACATGGCTCGGAACTGGCCGGGGTTCGGTGGCCACTGCAGCGCGCTGCGAAGGCAGTTGGCCAAGCCCTCGGCCACCTGTCGCGGGGTGATGCCGGACATCACCTGGAACCACAGCTCACCGGCGGTGGTCAGGCTGCCAGCGTTGTTCACCGGCGCTGCGCCGTTCTCGCGCACCCACTTCCCGGGGAACATGCCGGCCATACGTTCCCACACGGTCCACAGGGCGCTCACGGCGCGCTGGTCCGGGTCAGTGCTGGACGAATTGGAACTCTCCGTCGATGACATCGCAGCCTTGTCCGCCAAAGCTGCCAGCTGCCGCGCGCTGCTCGTGGAGTCGCCGCTGCTCAGCGACGTGTTCGGCAGAACCGAGTTGAGGGTTTGCATTGGGGCCTCCGGTGTTGGTGGTGTTCGTCGGCGCTGCGCCGGCGGCGTGTCGGTTGCGGGCGGTCCTGATCGCCCAAGAGAACGGATTCGAAACCGGAGGCGATCGCGCCAATCCTTCAGCGGCCGTATGCCCCAGAGCCTCCGGCGTCACGCCCTCTTCCAGCGCCGCCAGCAGTTCGGGGTGGCTGGGGTTGGTCGAATGGCAGCCTGCCTTCCGCATCAGCAGGCACGCACGCCCCGCATCGGTCACACCGCTCAGAGATCCTTGAGCGTGCTGTGATGTATCTGGAGTAGAAGAAGTGGGGCCTGGGGTCTGGTTACCCGTGTTCACACCTGTGTTCACGCCCCCTGTCACGCGTGACAGCTTGTCCAATGTCACGCCTTCGTCGCCGGTCACGTGCGTGACGTGCAACGCCTTCAGTTCCGCCATGGTGGCCATGCCGCTCGGCACGACACCCACGTTGCGCAGATCTTCGAACAGCATCGTGCGACGCGCACGGGTGCGCGCCTGCCGCTCCGCTTCGGCGGCCTTCCTGTCTTCTCGACGCCCCTGCCCGTCCGCGATGCGCGCCTGGGCCGTGGCGATCTGCTCGTCACAGCGCTTGCTGTGGCGAAGGCCATCGTCAGCCACCGGGAAGTAGCGCTCAGCGACCTTCTTGACCGCGGCTTTGTCGCCGCTGGTGATGGCGCCCGCGATGACGTAAAGCTCGGCCAGGCTCTCCGGCAGTGCCTGCTCTTCCGAGTAGTAGGCGAGCATCAGCTTGAAATACACGCCGTGGTCGGTCAGGGACAGCCTCGTGGTGTCCTTGAGGTAGTCGCCGGGGTACATCTCGAAATAGATCACGCCCTGCCCCCCGCCCCACGCAGAAGCGGAGCCATCGGCAGCGGCTCGGGTTCAAATCCTGGGCATGGATTGCGCGGCATCTGGGGCAAGCACAACGCATCGGCCAGGGTGCGGCGCCAGCGGAACGCTGTGGCGCGGCTGACACTGAAGCGCTCCTGCACCTGCACCACCGTGGGGAAGAACGGGCACGACGTACTCGCCCAGAGCACGAAGTCCATGATGATCTTCGTCTGGCACTGCCCATGGAGCGCGGCCTTGCGTCGATGATCGACCGCGCGCGCGGCGCTCTCGGTGAAGCCTATTGTTCGCTGGGGACCGCATACGGTCCCGAGGCTGGCGATGGGGCTCATGCGCCACCACCGGGAGCATCAGTGGGCAGTGCTGCGTCCTGCAGCGCGCGGCACATGGATCCGCGCAGTACCTGCGCCGCCGGCACCCTGCGTCGAGCTGCGGCAGGATCGTGCAGATCGAGCAGAGCACCGTGCCAGCGATAGGCGGTCGCGCGGGACAGGTTGAAGCGTTCCTGGAGTGCTTCGACGCGCAGTGGCCAAGGCTGCTCCTTCGCCCACAGCACTACCTCGACCATCGGCAGCAAGGGCACCACCGCGTCCGGGATACGGCGGCCAGCTCCATCGAACTCACCCACTACGGCAATTGCCCAGCTCACCATCACGCCGGCGGTCATCGCTGCCCGCCCTGCACCGCGCGGGGTGCCAGATCCTGCAGGTGACCAGATACGTACCGCTTAGCCGTTACAAGCTCGGCCTCCAGCTGGCCGATCTCGTCCAGCGCGCGGCGCAGCTCGGGAATGTCCTTCGGGCAGATGCGGCCGTCGGCCAAGACGTTGGTGATCGCTTCCAGGGTGTGCCCGAACTCCACCGACAGGCGGGCCACAGCCAGTACGCCGGCATGCGGTTCCATCATGGGGATACGGGCGCCGAGGAAGCCGTAGCGCTGAGCCAGCTCACGCGAACAGGCGTCGCGCCAGTGCGGCGGAAGCGCGCGGACCCACGATTCCTCAAGGTCCACCGGCATCTTCACTGTGCCGTTGCGAATTCGGCCCACGATCTGTGCGTTGGCCTTCAGCGCGCGCTCGGCGCTGTCGGCGTCGTCGCCGGTGTGGAACTGCAGGATGCGCTCGCCAGGTGCTACGTCCGCCATGTACTGCTCGGCGATCGCCTGGGCCAGGCTGCTGTCGGTGTGCCCGCTATTGCGGATGGCGTCGGTCGTATGCCGGAACACCACCGCAGAGCGGGGCTCGTGGTACTGAGGATCAGGCTTCATTTACGCACCTCGGGAGGCGATGCAAATTGGTCGCCATGGACAGGACGACCGGGAATCAAAGGCTTGGAGCCGCCCTCCTTGCGCTACGCTGGATGTGCGAACAACACAGCCCGCAAGGAGGGCGACATGGCAAAGAAGGGCGTTACGGCTGGCAGGAGCCAGATGAACGAGATCCGGCATCAGAATCACTACTGGAAGGGCTATGCGGACTACACGCTCGAAGTCTTCGGCGACACGCTGAAGAAGCGGAAAGGCTGGAAGAACGACCTGACTGGCTTGGATGCAATCCACTACTACCTGGTGGAGAAGCACCACTGGCTGCCATCCGTTGTTCGGGCAATGTCTCTGGAAGACCTGCGATTCGCCTTGACCGAAGAAATGCATGGCTGGACGCTGCCAAAAGACGCGCTCGAGCCAGAGGACATGTAGTTGAAGCGGCTTCAAGCGTGAGTTGCTGGCTGCGCAGCAGTTCCAACCTGCTGCGCAGCCCTGCCATGGTTCCAGGGCGAGTCGGCGCTCTCATCTCAGGCGCCCTCCACGGGCACGATCCGGCCAGCGTCGGGGTCGACGAAGGCAGCACCAGGCGGATCGAAAATGTCGGGCCGCAGCTCGCTCCGGGAAACCTGCCCCCCGCTCTGCTCGTCGAGACGGCGAGCCAGTGCGCCATCGAATCGAGTCCGCTTGCTCAGGGCTTTCCGCAGATAGCCAATCGTCGTTCCAGCCTTGACGGCGAACGCCGCCTGATCGTCTGGTGCCAAGGTGCCGAGGTAGGTACGGAGTGTGTCCATGGGCGATGACTTTACCCGAAGGTAAAGGCATTGCAACACCGTTTGGTCAATTACCAGTAGGTAACGGAAACTGACGACATGAGTACTGATGACACCCCAACCGTCGCCGCCCGCCGCCATCGCCTGCAGCAGTGGATCGCCGAGCATCACGGCGGGAGCCAAGCATCGTTCGCCGCTGCAACCGGGGTTAACCAGGGCGAGTTGTCCGGGCTACTGAAGCGCAAGTCCTTCGGTGAGAAGCGGGCGGCATCACTGGAGGAAGTGGCGGGGATGCCGCCGGGATTCTTGACCTTCCCTCTCACCAGCGAGTCAGGCCGGCCCGCCGTCTCACGTGTCGCAGAGACTGCGACTACGTACGGATATGTTCACGTCCAACAACTGGACGGAGAGGCGGCAATGGGGGATGGACGGATCAACGATGATTTCCCGGAAGTGATCAGGTCGATGGACTTCACATCGAGCTACATCCGGTCAATCGTGGGATTTGTTCCGCCGCCCGGACGCCTGGTGCTTGTCACAGGTCGCGGTGACTCGATGATTCCGATCATTCAGCCGGGCGAATCACTTCTGGTCGACTCTGGTGTACAGACGTTCGACGGCGATGGCATCTACCTCATCAACACTGGCAGTGGCCAACAGGTAAAGGGGCTCCAGGACAGGGGGGACGCGGTCTACATTGTCAGCGCGAATTCGATGCTCTACCCGGCGTTCCCATTGCCAAGCGGCGCGATGATCGGTGGCAAGGTGTACCTGCGCAATCGAATCGACCGTTTCAACTGAGCGAGTGCTGGGGCCGCATCATGGCTCGCGGCCCCACTTTGCCTTGTAGTCGTCGCGTAGGTTCTTGCACAGCTGTGCGTACACCCGCAGGTCTGCCGTCGTGTACTGCCGATCGGAGTTCATTTGAGCGTAGCGCTTGTCGCAATGCTCTACAGCGTCGAGCAAATTCCTCTCGGCTACCTCCGACTGCTCTGCCTTAGCTTCAGCTTGCGTCTGCGGCACACCCGCCTTGGAGGCCATTTGCCACAAGAGCAAGCTGACAAAAGCCGATAGCAAGGCGAGGGATACCCAAAGAAATGCTCTGAATTGCGGGCGTCTTGACGGCTGCGGATGCAACAGTTCAGCCTGCGGTCCACCACCTTCTGCCTTGATTCCCTTTGACAACGCGACTGGCGCCCCACAGCCGACGCATGCTGAGGCTGCAGTACTGATTTCCCTACCGCACTCGTAACAACCCACCAAAGCCATTGCCCAACCCTCGTTCGCCCGCACATGTCCTCTGTGCCGGTCTCATCTTAACAATGTAGGGGTTGGAAGCCTCAGCCCGGCCAGCTCCTGCTGGGCACAAAAAATAATTACCAATTGGTATTGCTTTAACTTTACCTTTTGGTAATCTGCATCCGTTCCCAACGACGGATGCCGCCATGCCCCTGACCAACAGTTCCAAGCGTACGGCCCGCATCGGGCTTGCTGTGATCGCCTGCTTTGCCCTCCTGGCCTTGGTTGGCTGGGCTGCTCCCTCGGACCCTCCCGCCTCTGAGCCCGGCGCCGGCACCCCTCGTGACCTGGTGATCACCAGCCCGCGCATCTGCGCCGCACTTGCGGTGTATGAGCTGGCCAGCGATGACGATTGGGGCCTGCGCGCCACCATCGCAAACGCCGCGCTCAACGCCTTCCACGACGCAGATCGGGTTCCCGACTGCGCGGCCGGCGTCACTGCAGCCCTGACGCAGAACTTTGAACCGGCGCGCTGGCAACTTGCCCTCGACGCTGCCGATGCCGTGCTGAGCGGCTCCTACCAGGTCTCCCCAGCAGCATGCGTCCGGGCCAATGCGGTTGTCCCCCTGTCGACCGCAGACGGCAAAAGGCCGGGCACATCCCCTGTGCTGGCCCGGGCGCAGTGCGTCATGCACGAACTGGCTTTCGTGGAGGTGGCGCCGTGATCGCCGGTCTCCGCACTGAACCGCGCGCCGCGATGATCGGCACACAGCGCCTGCCCCTGAGCCCCACCGAATCGAAGGTGCTGCAGCAGATCATCGACGCCGGAGACATCCCGGTCAGTCGCGCAGCACTGGAAGTGAGCCTGTACGGCGCCAGCGGTCGGAAATCGAACACAGTGCAGGTAACCATCTGCCGCCTGCGCCAGAAGCTGATCCAGCACGGCTACCGCATCAACGCTACCCGCGGCGTCGGCTACACCATCAGCAAAGGCGGTGCAGCGTGATCACCTCGATCAGCTATCCGCTCTCCCAGCGCGCGGCCGTCGCCGCCACGGCGGCTGCCACTGCCGCAACTGGTATGGGCTTTGCCCCGAACCTGGTCGCCGCAGCCGCCGACGTCGCAGCTCGTGCCGTTCTGGAGCGCCGCGCTAGCGCCGGCCGAGCCATCGCCGATGTGCGCTGCAACCTCCGCCGCATGCTGCGGGCACAAGGCGGTGCTGCGTGACCGCCGCCGCCCCGGGCGTCCCCGTCATCGAGGTAGCTGGCTGCGGCATGCGCCTGCGTGTGATGAAGGATCCGGCCGGCTGGAGCGTGTCGGGCTGGCGCCGGGCGAAAGGCACAACGGCCATGGTCGCTTATGTGTCCTCCGAGTCCGTCCCGGTTTTCATGGAGACCGCCGGCCAGCATCACGTCATCGCCGGCCGCACCTACTTCGCACTGCCGCCCGCGAGCCAGAAGAAGCTGCAGACGTTCATTACTTCCATCGAGGACACCAGTACCCAAGGCGGTTCCGCATGAGGGCGCCTGCAATCAAGCTCCCGGCACCCGACCTGACGCCTGAACAGCGCGCGGCCTTGGAGCGCGCGAAGCGTCCCCGGCGCCATCCCTACCGCGTGTACTGCACGCATCAGGCTAGCGCACAGCGCCAACGCGAGGCGGAAGAGCAGCGCCAGCGCGTCGCGCCGAACCTGCACAGGTTGGTGCGCTGATGGATGGCCTGCACCCAATAGGCGGCGGCCTGGACGCGGTGATCGTCAGCACGGCCGCACCGACGCCCGAAGAAAGGCTGCAGCGCTACGAGGCAGCAGTTGCTGCCCACCCGTGCCGCTGGTTTGCCCTGCGCGTGCAGTTCGGCCGGACCCTGCAGCGCTCGCTGAAGAAAGGCATCCGAATCGGCTATGCCGCATGGCAACGGCAGATGCCGGCTCTTTGGCCGCGCGTTCGCATCCACTGACAGAGGAGGTTTTGTATGGCAACCATCACGATCGACGTTGACCTCGAGGACTTCGACGATTCGGAACTCGTGGAGGAATGCAGGTCCAGGGGTCTCAACGTGCTGCCCACCGCACCGAGCGACGTGCCTTCCGCTGAGCTGGTTGTGGAGCGCGCCTATCTCGCGGCCCGCGCCATGACCGAACTGCCGCAAGAGCTGAAGGACCTGTTCTGGGTCGTGCATGGCCGAGCAATCGCATGACATCGACGGCCAGCCCTCAATGGACCTCCGAAACCAGCTCGACATCTTCGACCACGACTCCGCCCGCCTGGCCAAGGCCAACCGCGCCGCCGCCGAGCACGCCCTGACCGATCCGTTCTTCTCCGCGAAGGTCCGTCAAGACCGCCACGACTACTACATCACCGAAGCCGAACGTCTTGAGCGCTTGGCAGCTATGGCCGAGAAGCCAGCCACCACCACAGCCTGAGATCACTCCCGATGAAACAGCCTCAGCCCAGCGCCTCGCCAGCGCCGCACCCCATTCCCGACAGCGCGGTCGAAGCATTCCGCGCTGCCTACGCATCCCATGGCTCCCAAAAGGGCTATGCCGATGCCATCCGTGCCGGTCTGGCCGCAGCAACACCGCTGGTCAGCCAGGACGCAATGCTCTCGCTTGAGCAGGAGGCCCACGCCCACCTGGTGCAGCAGCTGGATATTGCGCTGAATGGCGAAGCTGCAGCTGCACGCGCGCCGGTACTGGCTGAACTTCTGAGCCAGTGCCAGGCCGAAGCCCAGCGCCGGCACGGCCCAGTGCTGGCGACGATTCCCGGCCATGCCGCGGCTCACCTGCGCAAGGGATATATGGAACTGGCTGACAGCGCGCGCGCGCTCAGCGAGACGGCCATGGCCATGCGCGACAAGGCGGTTCGCGAGCTGGTGGTCATGGGAATCACTGAAGTGAACCTGCTTCCGGGCACCACGCCGGAGGTTGCCCCATGACCGGCAAAGATCTGCAGCGCATTGCGCATGTTCTGGTGCTGCAGGAGATGCACGCCCGGTTCACTGAAGCCGGCATCCCGTCACGCACTGCAGCGCTCGACGCAGCGATTGCTGCCCTCTCCGCCCAGCCCTCCCCGGGTGGTCAGGGAGCGGGCATGAGCGCTGACGACTTTGCAAACATGGTTGAGGGCGAAGCTGGCGAGTATGGGGACGGTGGCCCATACGCCGGATGGTCATTCAGCCGTGAGGAGCTGATTGGATTTTGTGGAGCGATCATTAACGGCTGGAGATTTGATCTTCGAGTGCGGAAAGACGCCCTCGCCGCCAGCCAGACGGTGGGGGAGATCGTCGGCTATATGGACCCTGACGCCGATTTCTTGCTGCCCAGTGTCAGCGGACGGCATGTTGATGTAGTCAACCTGTGTCTGTGGGAGAAGCCAATCGGCAAGTACACCAAGCCGCTCTACGCGGCCCCGCCCGCGCAGGCCGTGGACCTGGGGCAGTTCCGGGAGGCTGTGCACGCACAGTTCTTCCTGAAAGTCTCCGAAGCGCGCAAGACGTCTATGGCTGATGTGCGCATTGCCGAGGCGGACGCAGAACGTAACCGCCTGCTGGCTGTCATTGATGGCGCGGAGGTGAACCGTGGTTGAGCAACTGCATATCGGCGGCGTGGATGACGACGACCTGCGCTGCCTGCGCTGCGGATCGCCCAGCCTCGACACGGGCTGGGAATGCAACGACTGCGGCTACAACAACATGCCGCACTACGCGGAGAACAAGGGACAGGCAGACAGCCAGGCGGTGGGCAAATGAGCCTCACGCACCGCGCCCCCACTTCGTTAAAGCGCGCTGTTCCTGAGAACGAATGCCTGGCCGGCAGCCAGCGCCGCTTCTGCACTAGCGAACGCGACGCCTTGCGTCGAGTCGCGAACCGGCCGAGACGCACCATCAGGAGCGTGGACAACGGCGCTAAACCGACCGCCAAGCCCACGTGGAATCACCTCAATCACATAGGCACGCCCATGAGCATTAAACACGTGTTTAGTCGCTGCCATATCCATCAGTACACCTGCTGCTCGGAAGATGACATCCATGTTGAACCTCATATAAGGAATTGCAAGTTGATGGGCTCGTGCTGTTATGGTTTGTGCAGGAGTCAGGGACATGGCTGACGGCTCTCGCGCCTTCAACTTCCCAATGCCGCAGCGCTCGCGACTGCGCCCAGGCGAGATCGTTGTGGATCTATTCGCCGGCGGCGGTGGCGCATCGGAAGGGCTCAAGCAGGCCCTGGGCATCGATCCCGCCCTGGCCTACAACCACGACGAGCTGGCGATCGGCATGCACGCCGCCAACCACCCGCTGACCCAGCACCACCGCGAGGACATCTGGCACGCAGACCCTCGCGTGGATGTGGCCGGCCGTCCCATCGGTTGGTTCCATGCCTCGCCCGACTGCACGCACTTCAGCCAGGCCAAGGGCGGCCAGCCGCGCAGCCGCAAGACCCGCGCCCTGTCGTGGGTGGTGTTGAAGTGGGTGGGCCAGCTGCTGCGCGCTGATCGCCTACACGGCACCAACACCGCGCCGCGCATCATTTCCATGGAGAACGTTTGGCAGATCCTGACCTGGGGTCCGCTGGTGGCCAAGCGCTGCAAGGTCACCGGACGTGTCATCAAGATGGACGGAACCGTTGCAGCGCGCGGCGAGCGCGTGCCGGTCGAGAACCAGCAGCTGGTGCCGGACAAGCGCCATAGCGGACGCACCTGGCAGCAATTCGTCGCCGCGCTGCGTGCGCTTGGCTATGTGGTGGAGTGGCGCAAGATGGTGGCCAGCGACTTTGGCGCCGGCACCAGCCGTGAACGCTTGTTCCTCTGCGCGAGGCGAGACGGCGAGCCTGTTGTGTGGCCGGCGCCTACCCACGGGAAATCCCCTGAGCAGCAACCGTGCGTGACAGCAGCCGATTCCCTGGACTTCTCAATTCCGTGCCCGTCCATCTTTACCCGTGCCCGACCGCTGGCCGATGCCACCATGCGCCGCATCGCGAAGGGCGTCATGCGCCACGTCGTCAACTCGGCAGATCCCTTTATCGTGCCGGTGACGCACCAGGGCGGCGACCGCGTACACGACGTGCGCGACCCCATGCGCACTATCACCGCCGCCAACCGCGGCGAGCTGATGCTGGCCGCACCGAAGCTGGCGCCGTTCCTCACCGAGCATGCAAACGCGAGCCGCCAGCGGACGATGGCGGCGGACGGGCCGCTGCCCACCGTATGCGCTGGGGTGAAGGGTGGCCACTTCTCTGTCGTGACACCCATCCTGGCCGGTGTCGGCGGTCGGGCCGGTCAGTCCGAACCTCGCTCAGGCGGCGAACCGCTCTACACCATGACGACCAAAGCAGACACCGCGCTGGTTGCGCCGCACCTAGTGAAGTTCCGGGGAGACAGCGTCGGTACGGCCGTCACCGAGCCGGTGCCTACCATCACGTCAGGTGCTGGTGCCGCGCGACCTGCGGGGGCTGCGCACGCGCTCGGCGTGGCAACGGCATTCCTTGAGCAGGCGAACGGTGGGTTCTATCAGGGCGCCGGCAACGACGCGCGCGACCCGGTCAGCACGATTACCGCCAGCGGCAGCCAACAGCGTCTGGTCGCTGCACACCTGACCGCAATGGCACAGAACGTCGTTGGCAACGACCTGCGTGAGCCCCTGCCCACCATCCTTGCCGGCGCTACGCGCTTCGCCGAGGTCGAATGCACCCTGAGCCCTGAGCAGGAAGCCGGTGCGCTGCGCGTGGCTGCATTCTTGGTGAAGTACTACGCCAGCGGGATCGCCGTCGATGCGCGCGACCCGCTGGACACCATCACCACCAAGGACCGCCTGGCGCTGGTAACCGTCGTCATCCAAGACGTCCCCTACGTCATCGTGGATATCGGCCTGCGCATGCTCAAGCCTCACGAGCTGTACCGCGCCCAAGGATTCCCACCCGGATACATCATCGATCGCACGGCCAACGGCACGCTGCTCAGCACCAGCGCCGCCGTGCGCATGGTCGGCAACAGTGTGAGCCCGCCACCGCTGCGGGCCCTGGCCGAGGCGAACCTTGACCGGGTGCCGGCCGACATGGCGGTGGCAGCATGACCTACTTTTGTGAAGGACTACCCAATCTGAAAGTCTGTGGGAAGGACCCCCACATAGCTCATGCCCGAAACGTCCATCATGAAGGATCCGTTCTGGGTTTCGCGCGCTCTTCCTATGAACAGAACTTTTCTACCAACGAGCTCGGTAATTCCTCCAAGCTGGTACCTCGTCTCGATCTTCTTCGCGAGAGGAGGCAGGATTTCAAAGCCCAGCGCCGGCTTTGGAGCACCGTTGAAGACCTGGGTGCTGTAGTAACGATTGGTTCGAGTCAATTCGCCCCAGTAGCCTCGAAACTCACCCACGTGCTTGCGGCTATCCGCTTTGGATATCTCCACAAAGAACTCGTTGACCGGAAGATCACCACCGGGCGTAGCAATCACCAGATTGCTCGTTTTGAAGGATGGAGCTGCATACAACCATTCCAGCAGTTTGTCTGCATTGCGCTGAATCTTCGTCTTTGCAGATTCCCCTCCGCCGGCAAATCGCCTACCTCCACCGCCTCGCTCCTGATGGTCTCCTGCAGCACCTGCTCGATTCGCATCGCCATCGTCCGCACTCATTCCCAAAACGATTTTAGTGTTATCCGCTTCAAGCCGTTGCACGAGGTCGTCCCCGGCCTCCCCCCAAGGGTCATCCGATCGAACCGCCAGCTGGCAATTGTCGAGGTGTCTTGCTCCGAAGCAGGGACTTCGACCGGACACAGAGGCCTTTCGGTAGTAACCAGGCTCCTTGCATTCGGAGCAGATGAAATTATGACGAAGCGCTTGAATCTGGTCTGCGGGCAGAAGCGCGAATTCCACGGCAATGTGCTTCTGACCTGTAATGGTGTTGAACGCGAAATCCATACGCTCCCCCGCTGCGCAAGCTTCTATTCGACTTTCACAATTCTTAAACGCCCGAGCGGCCTAATGCAATCGGATTATCCCTACCCTCAGCACGCTTCAACATTCGCGCCTGAGCCCACTCCTTCTTTTCGCGTGACCGTGGCATGAGAACCGGTGCGAAGGTCTCAGCCGCCAGGGCTACTTCGCGCGGCCCCGTGCCCGCGCACGTGACAGCACGCGACATGATTCGGCGCCACTGCCGCGAGCAAGGCAAGCAACTTGCCTGCCTTGCACCGGCTTGCGGCTGCCAAGTGTTCAGCGTTTGGCGCGCGTTCGGCAAGATCTCCCGCCCACTGCAGCCACACCAGGTGGAGGGTGCCATCGCCCCCCTGCAGCTAGACGAGTTCGATGCCAACGAGCTGCGCCTGCGTGCTGCACGTGAGGCCGGCTGGAACATCGATCCCAAGATGCTGCTCGAGGGCGGCGCATGAGCGGAGACGCTTCGCCAATCACCAAAGCACCCCCGCCCACTGCGAGCGACGCCGTGCGCGAAATGCGCACCGCGGCCCGCGCTGGTGAGCCCGTGCCGGCCTCTCAGGTGAATCGGTGGGCGACCGTATTGATTAGCTTGTTTGGCCAGCAACGGGCCGTCAGGCTCGAGCAATGGGGAGGATCATTCTGGTTTCAGATCGATGAAAAGCAGTGGTACCGCGCCCTTGCAGCCGGCGAACTGGTCCGGGCTCTCTATACCCAGCCCTTGCTTCACGAAATCCGCAGGGCTGGGGAAAATCGGGATCACATCTGGTCGGCGGACCGAACCCACTGCATCGTCTGTAACGACCCCTTCGATTGGGCCGATCCCTACTGCAACCCGCCCAAGCCGCCGGTGCCCATCGCAGTGAAACCCCAGCCGTTCAATCCCTCTTGGGTGCTCCCAGTGCTCGACCGTCTGGAGCGAGCATTGAAGCGTGAAAGCAAGCGGGAGAGAGACGAATGGGACTTCAGAATTTCACAGCTGCGTAGGTCGATCGAAGAGCATACGAAGGAGAAATCGCCTTGAACGTCAAGCACATCATCGCCGCCGCAGATGACCGGTCAGCACTGGTCAACCAGCAGCGCGCGGCCATTGCGGTTGCAGCAGCGCTCGAAACCGCGCTGACCAGCACGCATCCCGCCAGCGGCGCCGGCCGCGCATTGACCTTCACGTTTGCCGGCGAGCCGCAGCTGCGGGCCGCGTGCGACGCCTGGCGCGCATACGCCCTCGCCACCATCGACATGCCGGCGCCAGTGGCGGCGACAGCGACCCAACGGCTGACGGCCCAGATCGGCCTCGCCCTCTTCGATGACCCCACCATGGACCTGACACAGATCGCAATCCGTGTGACCACGGCACGGTCGGATTCGCAGACCGCGCTGCTGCCGGCGCCCACCAATGAAGTAACGGAGGCCCGAGATGGGCGCAGCTGAGAACATCCCCGAAGTCCTGCTGAAGCTCGAGCAGGTCGAAGCCCAGACCGGAATGAAGAAGAGCTACATCTACCGCGAGATGGACAGGGGCACTTTCCCGCCCAAGCACAAGGTCGGCGGCGGCACTCGCTGGTACCAGAGCGACATTCAGCGTTGGATCCGCGCACGCAGGAGCGCTCCGCAGTGGACGCCCGAGGATGTGGGGCAGCCGGCTGCCAACTGCGACAGCAGCGGAGCGTAA